TTTATTATGATCTTCTTAATGATAACTTCTCCTTTTATTATTACTGAAACTTTACCACAATCTTATATTAAATTATTTAATGTATATCATGATGTTTTTTATTTATTTTTTATTATTCCTTGTTTTAGTATAATTATATTTTTAATTATGATGATAAAAAATGGAAATTTATTAAAACCAACTATAAAATTAATGTACTTTTTTTATATTCTACAATTTTTAGTATTTTTAACAATGTGTGTATTTCCAAAACAGTTTTTACACGAGGGCATTTTTACAATATTTTTATTATGTAAATTTATTTTTAATTTCTTTTTAATAAAAAATGTAGTACTTGAAGGGGGAAGATATTTATGTTAGTAGAACAAATATTTTTCATTTCTTTATTTTTAGGAATATGCTTAAATAATATAATTCAAATTATTAGACTCTCTATTAGATATCTTTATGATGGGGCAGATCAGAGAACTCCTTATATTATTTCAAGTTTTATTTTTTCTACTTTATTAAATTTGTTATCAATACAATTTTTAATAACTGGACAAACTACTACTTTATTTTCTTTTGTTGTTTTATTTTATTATTTGGTTGTAATGGTATTATCAACAAAACATAGATTATTAGGATATAAGGCAGTTAGATTTAACCGGATAGCAAAGATTTTTCTTAATGCATTTTTTAGCGTTTTAAGTACTGTTGGAATACTTATATGTGTTAGTAATTTTAAGTTTTTGAACTTTTATATAATAAATAAAGGAGATTTCATTAATTATATAAGAATTTTTAATTCTTCATTAACAATTAATTATTCATCAATAATTTTTATAGTCTTCTCAATAATTATATTAGCATCTACTATCATCAATTTTATTTTTGATATAGTAGAAAGACGTTCTTTTTCTAATCATATTTTCAATATTATTAATTTTTTACCGTTATTCTTTATAGTATTTTTCATTTTATATCCAATAGTATCAATTACAAATGTTATGGCAACGTTTTTGTTAGGTATTATATATCTTATTATTCCATATATTGAGACTAATAAAGAGTGTTTTTCTATTTTAAGACATAGTAAAGGTATAGATTCTCGTATATCTTCAATTAGAAAAATTCTTAATTCAATAAAACCTAATAAAGAGTTAACAAGCAAACAGATATATCAACTTCAATATATAAAGAAGATTTTTAGTAATGATTGTCAATTGGAAGAAATCTGTCTTCCAGAAAGTATTCTTCAACGAAAGAAAACTAAATATCTACGGTCTCTATTAAATGAAGTTAATATAATTTAATGGAAGATAAGCTCTCTCAACAAGATTACCAGTTTTGCTATAAATTGCATCAGCAAATTAGAAAAATGCCGACACTGAACGATAATCAACGGCAGAAAGTCATAGATTATATTGCTAAAAAGAGTAAGAAATACAGCACTTCTTTTTCGATAGTCAAATCTGATCCTAGCTATCTTATATATGAGTTCAAACTCAATGATAAGACTAATTATGTAGTATTTGACCGTTTTGGAAATGTTCCACCTCGTATTGTGCCTTCAGGAATCATAGCTATCAACTAACTATTATGCAATATGGTGCGCTACAAATAACGTTCAATACAATTAGTGACATACCTTTAGATCAGTCAGTTGGCTTCAAACTTTTCTCTTCAATTAAAGAAGGTTTGCCTTATGGTTATGTCAACATATTAGATAGAGACTCCACTTTTGCTGAATTTCCCAATTTACAAATAGGCGCTGATTGTAGCATAACTATCATAAATGTCAATGATGAAGAAGATAAGATAACATTTCCAACATTCAAAGTCTTAATGATAGAAAACAGTGGTTCAGTTTTAGAAGACGTTTTTGTTGGTATCATTAAAGTATGGTTTGGACATCCTTGGTTACTCTATAAAGACATTCGTAATCATGCCTATAAGCCTACTAATTCAGCAGAACTCATTAAGAAGATCATTCGTGGTGAAGATCGCGGTATGGCTTTTGAAGCTGATGATAAGTGTTTTGATAAGACAGATGATAGTGGTGTAGCTCGATATAAGATATGTGAGACTGATTGGGACTTCATACAGAACAAAGTGTTACCCTATGCAACAGTTCAACAATTACCTACACACTTTTTTTGTAATGCTCAAAGTCAATTCTATCTTCGTTCATTTAAGAATATGTATAGTGAAAATTCTAAAATTATTTACATTCCATCTCCAGGTACTCTTGGTGATGATAAGAATATGGCAGATATTGATAAAATATGTAATGATAATAATATAGATAAAGATACTGGTCTTTTTACTATTGGAGAGTCTTCAGTACAAATTGGTGGTTTTGATATGCTAAAAGAAATCTATCCTAAGTTCTTCTTTGAAAATCTTACTAACAATTCATTCATACATGGTAAGAAAAGAGTTAGTAATGAGTTAAAGAAAAAGACAGGTACTTCTTATGGTAATTTGCTTCCGTTAGATGCTCAATATATGATGGAAGTTCAAGGAACTTCTACTAAAGTGTTACATAATCGTCAATTATTAGATAGTTTATCATTTTTATTTGAAGGAGCTAAATCTATTGATGAAATGTTTACTGTAACTATTACATCACCTTTTAATGGTAATCATATAAATATAGGTAATACAGCCAACATTTACGTACCACCAATAGATACATCTGTTGGCAACAACAAAAAGCATTGGCTTAATGGTAAGTGGTTAACTGTTGCATTAGAACACCATACAGATGATGAAGATCCTAGAAAGATTATGACAAAATCTACTCTTGTTAGACCAACATTTGTAGGCAACGACAAATCATCATCATTAACGATGTCAGCATTACTATATAGTTCTTAAGGAGAAAGAAATATGTTTCAAGAGTTCATGAATGAGCCATTAAATATGCAAAAACGACAACAGCTTAGTTTCTCCGATGAAATGGTAATTCGTAAAGCTAAGATCTACAAATGTATGGGCGCTGGGAATGACAAACTCAAAGTTCAAGTACTTCCTGAATTGCAAGATATAGATGATGAGGAATTAGAAGACCTTCCAGAATATCCACCATTCATTAAGGGTACAGTTGTAACTGGCAAATCACACGTTAATGATGGAAAAGAAGCCGAATTTGTTTGGGTATTATGTACACCAGATTTGCAAGTTGGTTATGTCTTAGGCAAAGCTAATGTCTTTGGCGAACCTAATAAGAAATTTGCAGATAGCTATTCGTATCCTGACATTAAGAAGTACATTGAACAAAGACGAGCAGCTCCTGATGATTTCAGTTACAATAACATGGTAGTTGTCCAATGGGTATCAACAGACAAAGGTGGAATGATTCAGTGCTACAATTATCTAACTGGTGATTGGATATTGCTCAACACATCTGGTTCTGTCATTACAGTTCAACAACAACGTATCTATATGCGCGTTGGAACACCAGCTGATCCACCTTCCGCAGTTGCACATTCATCATTTACTATGACACCAGACCAAATACATATGAAAGCACCTAACATTGAAGTAGACGCACAACAGCTTGTCTTAGGCAAACATAACTTACGATTAGCGGGACTAATTGGTGCAGCGCCAGCTGCTGATAATGGTGTTCCAGTAATTGCTACTTCTAATATCTACGTATAAGTTCTACTACCACTCATATGCTTAAAGATATCCGGTACGTCTGTCATTAGACCGGGCGCTGGCGATCCTTGTTGATGCAAGATCGGATAGATGCTATAAGCCATTGGACCTAACATCGTAATAAGCGGATCATTTTTGAGTGTGTCTTCAATACCTTCACGATACAGTTTTAACTTAATGTCTGAACGATAGCCAGTTGCTCTAGGCCATTGCGCTTGTGGTATGTTGACAGTCCAAAAGTCGGCGCCCTCTTCTATGAGACAAATGAGCTCTTCTGGGCTAACGGATGCTTTGCTGTACTCGAGTAAGTTGTCAACATTCACATTGCCAAAGACATCCCATCTGATTGGAGTTAAGTCAGGAGCATCTCCCCAGTTGATCTGTGTGATCATTGTGTCATAATCTTTGACTACACGCTGTATCTTATCTTTGTTCAACTCATTCCATTTGACGTCCATGTCATTAGCTAAGTATTCAGATGAGTATAGTTTGTACAAACCGTTGTTTGGCTTTTCAGCATAGCGCGTCACATAGTTGTGGGTGTGGCGTCTAACAGTTGGTGTTTGACAGTCTGCGCAGTATTCGACTGCAACAACTTCTTGCACTTCTATCTTAGTGTTGCGATTTTCACTGTATTCTATCCACTTATCATAAGCAGCTTTGTCTACCCATTTGATTTTGACATACAGCTTATTGATACGGTCTTCTTCTAACACATAGTTGCGCATAAGAGCTTGATGCTTGGCTGATGTAGTATTCTGTAACTCATAGAAAGCAACTTTGTAAGACGGCGTTTGTGGCTTGAGCTTATGAACCGGTGGCGGTGGATTGTTGTCGCTGCCGTATGGAACTATATAGTCTAACACAGATTCAAGAGCGCGCATGATCCACATTGTGCCATCTTCTTTGTTGAAGCGTTTTGCCACAAAGAAGAATCGATAGTTGTACAATATGTGTAAGTAAGCAAAGATGAACTTGTCTATGATTCCTTTGCCAGAATCTTCTTTAAGTGTGGCTATGAAATTGTAACACATACAGATCTCATTGAACGTCCAGGAATCTACATCTCGTTGGCAAAGCTTGTCTAATACTTCGGATATGTATTCATATTTGTTGATTCTATTGTTGACCTCTGTTTTTAGACGGTTACGTGTTTCATTATAGGTGGCCTTGTTTCCGAAGATGATGATAGCCTGTTCCATCCAATAGTTGTACAATACGTGCGATTTGTCTACATCTATAAGTTCGCCATCAGCATTCATACCATTAGCCTTAATGACACAACTGTCTACACAAGCCGTTAAGGCGTTGTGTATGACTTCAAAATCGATGTTTTCGAGTAGGTCTTTGAAGAAGTGAAAGTATGACACTTGGGTTATGATGATAGACAAAAAGTTTCGTACTGGAAAGTCTAAGCTAACAAATGTTGGATATCGATTGTCTAATGAATAGAACTTAGCTCGTGTGTACATATTAGCCAACGCCCGCTTAAGTCCAATATCCATTGGCACTTCTCTATATGTTGGAACGCCCTCATTAGTCCACCAGTCAACACCAATAGAGTTGGTTTGCTTTCTAGAAGCCCAAGATGTCATGACATGTGTTTTGAATGGTAAGCTCTTTATTGGAGAATCTTTTGCATTCAGTGGTAATGAGAGCAAATCTCTGAATGGATAGTTTAGTCCGCCAACAACTATGTTTTGAGCATTCGGATCTATGCCCTGAACAGCTGATAAGATTCCTTTTCCACTTATTCCCATTGATGCGTAACTTATCCAGTTCTCTTCAGTAATAGTAGTTGGTTCCTTATAGCTAACATAAGGTCGTCTCCAACCCCACCAAGAGCCTCTCCAGCCCCAGCGCCACCACCAGCCGCCCCAGCCCCAGTTCCAACTGTAGTGTTCTTCAGTTTGGGTTGTCTTATATGAAATGATTAAGTCAAAGAATCGTTGTTCAAACTTCTCAATAGGATGATCAGCACAATAGACTTCTTCACTGGATGCTATTTCAATAGCTTTTAGATGCACTGGTAAGTCGACGCCGTGATTAGCCTTATTAGTCATTGGATTATGTTGAAGCATATCCTCAAAAAAGTCTACTGTAGATAAGTCGACATCAATGTATGGCACGTGTTGATAAGTTGAACCAGTATGAACTAGTTTCTGCTCATAGACTGGCATATGCCACCACCAACCTTGATGTTGCCAACCAGCAAATACGTCAACATATTTGTACTGTTCAGTAACGTGCGTATATGTCTTAATGCGACAAGTTGCTCTAAAGATAGATCGTGGTCCTTGAGTATAACGACTACCTTCATTACCTTCACAAAAGATAAGTGAGACAGCTGGATTAGGGCCTTGATTGATTCCCATCATATATTGTAGAAATTGACGTTCAGTTTCTTCATCATCATAGAACTTGAGAATAAAGACGTTGTCTCTCATCATAGCGCCGTACTTTTCACCTATATTCTTTTCGCCTTTTATGCTATTGATAAAGCTCCAAAAAGATCCACTTGGAGTATTATCGCCTTCTTTATCTCCAAAGCTGTGTTGTACTATTTCCCAGTTAACATCTGGCATATCATGAAAGAGATACTTCTTATATGGTGAAATGCTGATATATGAATATGTACCCAAACGATACACTTTAGTTACAGCGGTGTCGTAATAGAACTCACTGCCAACTTGATATTGTCGTTGAGCATTGTAGATGTTCATATATGAAGTGTAGTTGTACCACCAACTATTTGGGTCATCATCCCAAGGATTGTCTGTTCTAGTTATGACTTTAGTTTCATATTTGAGGTTACCTGAGTACGTAATTGGACTTCCATCTGGTCTTGTTGGTGGGAAGGTGATTTTATCAAATTGATTGGTTTCAGGATTGTACTCTATAGTACCTTCTATCCATTCTGTTTTCTGAACTCTATGAGTACCAAATTCTATCACATAGTTACTAATACCCTGAGCAAGACGTTTGAGCATAGTATTATGAGATCCATAAGAACCACTATTTTGGTATGGGCTATTTAGATCAGTAACTTCATCATAGCGATTTTCTGACTTAAAGTAATCACTATTGTTTGATGATAGTCGCGGTATGTTACGTAAGAATGTGTTGTCAGCTTGAAAGTAACCTTGTAACGAATTGGGTGAATAGTCTGCACCATGTGGTCCACCAAATAAGGCCGGAGCGTGTCGATTGACTCCTGTGAACTTAGCCATTACAGAAGCATCTGCTTTGTTACTCATACCAGCATCCATGAAGTCAGCAACTGGTGAATTGGGTGAGTCTATTCCAATGCCAGGTGAATTGTATTCTGGGCTCGTTACTTGATTAAGATCGGCCGCGGCCATTCCTTTGCTGGTACCTTTAGAACGATCACTTTTCATTTTAGTCATAACTGCTAATAAAGATGTTTTCCCACTACCACCGCCACCAGATCCTTCATCCTTCATATTCATTGCATCTTGAATAGCCATTCGTGACATAACACCACTAGCTGACATACCCGCAGGCTCAGGACCACCCCAATAGCCACCATTAAGAATCATTTCTTCTTTAGCTAACTGAATGAAGTCATCTAATCCTTTTCCCATTGCAGCTGATGTGCCCGGTTCAGCACCAGCAACTTTCTTTAGCCAGCCTTGCGCCTTAATCTCAAACTCAGAAAGAAAGTCGCCAGAGTTGTAGTAGAATGCTTGATAGTACTTAATGAAGAAGTTAGGATGAGCTCCCAATATAGTACCAATATAGTCTTGCTGTCGCATAATGGCTAATGTGTCAGAGGCATCATATGGAAAGTTAGCTCTTGTTAAGTCATAAAGATCCATATAGTCTATCTTTAGCCAGTTGAACTCATCTTCTTCTATGACATATGTTCTCATCTTCCAATGGCGATCTTTTGTGTAAGGTGACCACCAATTAGAAAGCGGATGATCAGATGGTCGCCACATTTTTTGACAGTCGAATTCTATCTTAGAGACAGCAGAGCCTGCAACATTGAACACTCGTGAACGATTATCGGTGTACTTACCATCAGCCATAGACATTGGGTTGTCTTTCTCAATTCGATAGTTCAAAAAGAGCTTAAGTGGGCCGCCGTTCTCTTGAGCAGTGAGTAGTCCTTCTTGCATATAGAGAGACAAATCCCATTCAGTAAGATACGTCGATACTACGCCAGTAACTCCTTCTGCTATCCACTGTAAGAAGTGAATGTAGTCATTGATGGCCTTGAAGCCAGCATCTCTATATGTAAAGCCGTCTCGCTTAATGACAAAGTTGTCTTGATGAAATGTCGCATAAGGGTTAAGTCTATAGATCTCATTCATGAAGCCGGTCTTTTGGTCATAGCGACTATTCTCACCAACTTTGAATGGTGGGAAGAATAGTGACGTATAGAACTCTTGTGTCTCAGTAACTTGTTGTCCATCCCAAAAGCGTCTATTGTAAGGTACTGCGAAATTAGATCGGGTGTACATTGATCCATCTTTGATAGTACCAAGTTCATCTGGCAATGCTGAATCCATAACAGTACCAGTGACAGCACCTAATCGCCATTTAGCATCTGAGACTTTTGGCGCCATGTAAGCATCATAGTACATTTGAAGGAACTTAAGTTTAGCTTGATCGTTGATCTGTTGTAGTACTTCGTTAGCTTCTTCAGTTAAGTCCTCATTTAGATCGCCGTCTATTGTCTTCTGTAAGTCATCTTCTAGGCGTTGCTTTTCCGTCATAGAGCGAGTTTGACTGTCTATTTTCTTGTGTTGCAATATGTCAAAGAATGATAAGTCTATTGGTCGACCTTCATCATCTTCGTCTTCTTTAATGATCGGTTTAGCTATGTACTTAGAGGCTGCTAAATAGTTGACATATTCATCATAACGTTCAAATAGTGTGCTATAGACAACTGGAACTGTGTATGACTTTAGTAGTAGAAAATCGTTTTCCTTGAAGAGCATTAAGTTGTTCCTCCAATATCGAGAGATGGGTGACCGAGCATCACTGCTAATTTTCCACCAGGTTGTTGTTTGATCTTCATGCTAGTGAGTGCTTCATAACCTGCTTTAACATCAGCCATCGACTTAAGTGCGTCTTGCATTGGGCCATTGATTAAGTCTCTAGTTTGGGCAATAACACCAGCCATTTTGCCAGCTTGCGGAGTGTTCAACATACCAGCTGTTATGTCAGCTTTCATCTGAGCCATCATTTTCTCTTTGAAGTCAGCTGACGTGATAATGTCGAGTTGATCTTTCATCTGTTGTCCAATGTTAGCCCAAGATTCTTTCTTCTTCATTGCTTCTTCTAATATGCTATTTAGTGGGTCCATTACTTCCTTGTTCAATTTGTTAGCCAACATATTGACGGCTGTTGGGTTGAAGGCATTCATTAGTGAGGAGAACATTGACATTGCTCGTCGTATTTGTTCAATGATAGACGCCGTTTGATCGCTGAAGCAGTCTAGGTTCAATAAGTTCCAAATGAGCTGAATGATAAGCGCTAATATCATGATGATGATAGCAGTCACAAGCTCAATGATGCGCTGTACTATTGATGGTATGTTAGGTGGGTTGATCCACGCGCCAACGGCGAGTCGTAGTATTTCGAGTAACGGGATAACAATAGAGAGCACTAAGTCGACTATCATCTTGAGTATCTTGATGATCTTAACTAAAATGAGCAGGATCTTCAACCAAGTCAATTCAATCTCAGCGCATTCTTTCATCTCTTTAGTTACTTCGTCGTCTTCTTCCTCTTCATCTTCTTCATCACCTTCTTCGTCTTCATCTTCCTCTTCTTCCTCATCGTCATCCTCGCTTTCTTCAGGTTCAGAAGGTTCTCCCGATTCACCGCATAAAGGACAAGGTTCATTTTGGGTGTCTATTTCTGGATGATTCGGACAAGGAGCGAAGCCATTAGGTTTGGGAGTCTCACCCATTTCATCATCTTCTTCGTCATCATATTCTTCAGCATCATCAAACTCAAACTGTTGCAAGATGAGATCACAGTCTAACTTAATCGGACTATCTAAGTCATCTAACAATTCGGGTATTGGAAAGAGGCCAACCATACGTTCGAGCAAACTGTCTATTGGACCTAATACTGTTCCAGTCTCGATGACAGGAAATAGTAGTGCATTGCCTATGCTGCCAGTTTGTGCTAATAGTTGTTGCTTAGGTAACGGTATGCCCATTGGAATAGACTCACCCCCTAAAGCTGCACGAATTTTGTCGACAGGCAAAGGGGGAGGTTGTATTCGTTTTCTGATTATGTCATCGGTTACTTCTTGCAGCTTAACTACTATTCGATCTAACTGATCAAAGTTGATTTCACGCTTCGGATTAAGATTGACACTATCTTCAGCTCCATATGTAAAGTCTTTGGTATCATACTTATCATATGTCCGCTTTATAGTTAGATCAGTGGCTTCCATAATAGTTAGTTGAAAGAAACAAGGTGTAAGTTTAGCTCAGTGCGTACTCTAATCTTTGAGTAAATTCTGCTTGTTTCCCATCATTAAAGTTCTCAGTTGGCCTATAATAGCCACTAATTCGAGTGTACACTTGAGCAGTCCCATCACAAAGTTTGGGGTCATTTAGTTTGCAATTGATCTGTTGGATCTGTTCATCAATTCTTTCTATCTGTTTACTTTTTTCCATCATTATCTCCTTGTATATAGTTGCTTTTATGACATAAGTCATCTACACGCTTCATCCATTCGCAGCTGCGTCTAGCTTTCCATTTGACTTGGAATGACACAGGCAATGGACTACCCTTGAACATACTAATAGATTCTTGTATGTATCTAACATGCGGGTTATGTGTTGCATTAGCGCAACGATTTTCTATCTTGTCTATGAAAGACCGGCTATCACTGTACATCACATAGTTGTCAGGCTTATTGCTGATATAGTCTTTTATGACTTGATACATAGCCTCACTTTCAGCTGTTTCGACATCAGCCGAATGGTTACCAGATGCATATAATGAGCCGCTTTTGCTTCCTATTACGTCACCATTTCGTTCTACAATGTAAGCCCATGTCACTAAGTTATGGTCAGCATAGACTCCGCCATCTACATAAACATTAATGTTCTGTTTCATATTCTTTACCCATGCAATAGTGCTGGCTCTGAAGGTTGTTCTTCTATTAGCCGCTTTTTCTTTTCTTCTAGTTCACTTAACTTTTCTTTGTAACTTTCAACAGCTTCATCTTTGCATTTAGGACAAACACCTTGAGTATTCCCTTTGATGAATCCGTGCACTTGACAATGGCTAAAAGTTGGCGTTATAGTCAAATAGGGCAATTTCGTATTGTACATTACTTTCTTGATGAAGTCTTTGATCTTTTGCCAATCGTCTAACCCTTCACCGAGATATGTATGAAATGTTGTTCCACCTGTGTACAAATTCTGTATCTCTTGTTGATGCATGATAGCATCCCAAGGGTTATCAGTAAAGTCTACAGGCAAGTTACTACTATTAGTATAGTACGGACTCTGCATCGTACCTGCAGTCAAAATGTCTGGGTACTTAAGTTTGTCATGTTTAGCTAATCTAAATGAAGTTGACTCAGCTGGTGTGGACTCTAAGTTATAGAGATGGCCAGTCTGCTCTTGAAAGTCGCTGCACTTAGTACGCATAAACTTAAGAATCTCAATAGTAAGCGCTTTGCCTTCCTTTGTTGATATGTTCCAATCCTTCTTCTTAGTATTGCGGAAAAAGTTCCGACACAGTTCATTCATGCCAACGAGACCAATCGTGCTAAAGTGATTTTCGTATTTGGCTTTTAGATAGCGCTTTGTGTATGGGTAGAGCCCTTTGTCAAACCAATCATTAAGTTTTGCTCTTTTGAGTTCTAATGACTTCTTAGCTATGTTCATTACAACACCGAGCCGTTCAAAAAGTTCCTCTTTAGTATGCGAAAGATATCCAATCTTTGGTAGGTTGATGGTGACAACTCCAATCGATCCAGTATTGTCACCACTACCAAATAGCGAGCCGTTCTTACGAGAAAGTTCACGCAAGTCGAGACGCAACCTGCAGCACATTGATCGAGCATCTTCTGGCTTCATATCAGTGTTCACAAAGTTGCTGAAATAGAAGCTACCAAACTTACCAGTTAGACGATAGATGCGCTCTTCTATCTCTGGGTCTAATGTCTCAAAGAATTCCTTAGTACAGTTCAGTGTAGGAATAGGGTACTGAAAGATATTCCCAGTAAAGTCGCCAGCTTCAAAGACGTCAAAAAATGCCTTGTTGAACATATTCATTTCGTTTTGAAGATCTCCATATGTATAGCATTGCTTTCTTCCACCAATAATCGGGTTCTTAGTCTTTAAGTCTTCAGGCACTACAAGATCTAATGTCACATTGCTAAAAGGTGCTTGACTTCCCCAACGAGATGGCGTGTTGATACTAAAGCAAAAGAACTGTAAGCACTGTTTGATCTCATCGTATGTCATATTGTCTTTACGAATGAAAGGCGCCAAATAAGTATCGAATCCGTTGAGAGCTTGAGCACCATTCCATTCATTTTGTAGTATGCCAAGAAAGTTGACTATTTGTTGAACTGCTGTGTTAAGATGTTTGGCTGGACCAGAGTTGACTTTTCCCTTAACTCCTCCCAGACCTTCTTCTAAGATAGTAGCGATTGACCACCCAGCACAATAGGCTGCTACTAATTGTAAGTCGTGAATGTGAAAGTCACAACTTTGATGTGCGTTTTTGATATCAGTTGAGTAAACCCGATTAAGCCAATATTGGGCTGAAACTGAACCAGCTTGATGTAGTATTAAACTACCAATTGAATAAGAACTTGTTGAGTTCTCCTTGACTCTCCATGTTTGTTGATCTATATAGGAATCTGTCAATGCGACAGGATCAATCGTAACAGGAGCAAAATTTTCGCCGTTATCTGCCATAAATCCTTCTAATTATAGTTAGTACTAGGTTCAGCTTTTAGAACCTATCATGCTGTCTAGAGACACGAATGAAAGAGCCGCACTTACCCATGTTCTTTAGTTCGGCAGCGCCAATATATGTACAGGCTGATCTTAAGCCTCCCAGAATATTGCGCACTTGTATCTCTACTTTTCCTTTGTAAGGTACTTCTTCAATTAGTCCTTCACTTGCTCTGTAATCTTTAATCCCGCCAAAATGTTCAGCTTGACTTAGATCAGATGACATTCCATACCACTTTTTGTACTTCTTTTCTACTATGTTTGGTTCAAATTCAGTTGGTACAGCAACAAAAGAATTGCCTGGTATAGATTTCTCATCGTTAAATGGTTCTTTAGTGAACTTGCTCACTTTATATGTTCCATCATGTTCATATTGAGTTATGATATCTCCATCACACTCATCAGTACCAGCAAACATCCCGCCTAACATAACAAAATCGGCATTAGCACAAAAGGCCTTAGCGATATCACCAGGTACTCTCATTCCACCGTCAAGACAAACAAGAGCATTTAGTCCATGTGCTACATCTGCGTTTTCTATCGCTGCGCTTATTTGTGGATAACCCACACCTGTCATCTTACGAGTTGTACAAACGCTTCCAGGTCCAATTCCAATTTTGACAATATCTGCTCCAGCTAAAATGAGCTCTTGCGTCATTTCAGGTGTACAAACATTGCCAACCATTATGATTCTGTTCTCATAGCGACTTCTTATAGTACGAATGTAATCTGCAAATTTCTGAGAGTAGCCATTAGCAATATCTACACATATCATAAGGCTGTCTTCTAATTGGGGTCCTTTAAGTGGACTTATTCTACTTAGATGATTATTGAACTCATGCAACTTCTGTTCTTCATCACTACACATTCCTATAGTATAGAAGCAGTACTTAAGATAGATATTCTTCAAGTCTTCTTTAGATATGTTGAGCCAGTCTTCATTGTGATGTTTGGCTATCGCTGTGAACATATTGTGCTTAGCTAATGCAGTTGCCATTCTAAAGTTCCCAGTCGACATATTAGCCGCTATGATTGGAACACCCGTTATCTCTCTTCCATGTCTTGTCTTAAATGTTCGTTCTAATACTACGTTTCTTCTAGATGCTAAAGTACTACGTTTGGGTTTGATTAGCACGTCTGTGAAATCTAATTTCTGATCTTCTATATGCACTTACTTCCTCCATTTTGCTAATTCTTCATCACTAAAAAGATGATTGACTGCTCTTCTTCTTTTCAGTTCGTCCTCTTCTTCTTTCTTTTGCTGTTGTCTTCTAGCTTCTAATTCTTCGTAAATCTGAGCTCCGTGTTTCTTCATTAAGTCAAATGCTAATTGTTTTGTCTCATCTGATATTCCATCATCGTGTGTTTTGATAGCCTCTTTGAACTTACGATGAAGCTCGTCTAAATGAGTGTTCTCGTCTGTCATGAGTCGATAATGTTGTCAATGACTTTATTAACGAAATTTTCTTGAAAGAATTGTACCAAGCCAGTATCATTTCCTAGGCGGATGTTCTTAATCACGTCTTGAAAACTTTGGTCTAATAAGATGAACTTATCTATATCTGAATTCTCGTCATTAAAGCGCAACATTATCTTGCCTAGATACGGCAACTTAATTTCGTTCAAGTTCTTATCTTTCTGTTCTAATAACGATAGATAGATGTTAAAGAATGTGTATTGCCAAACTTGTTTGATTATGTCTTGCTTTAATCCGCACAAGGCAGATATTTTAGTAATGAGTTCTTTTTGTTCTGTGTCTTGCACAAATAGCTTTTCTATTGATTTCATATTTGTATATTAACATAAAAAAGCTCCCTTTCGGGAGCTAAGGTAAGGGGATCTAAATGTTAAGGAGTTAAATGTGCGTCTTGTAACGTAAATCTACTCAAAGACACTCCATTAGTTAAAGTACCTTTTCGTCTGTATAAAGATATCATATACCTATCAGGATAGAGCCTCCAAAACATAATTATGTCAGGAGTTACATATCCGATATACGAATGATAGCCTCTATTAATGTCGAACCTGAGCTCAAAGAACTTTTCGTCAAACTCTTCAAAATCTCTAAGTTCCCTCCACTCTGCCATATTAGTGGCTTGATCCCAATGCTCAAATGTTTCATAGTTAGCTTGTTGCTGACCATGAAGACACAAACTCATTGTCTGACCGTAGATTTTAGCTGGGCCAAACAAGAATAGTAAAACTATTACGAATAGTAGTACTATCAAAATCGCTTGTCTTGTATTTAGCATTCTATCTCCTAAAAAAGAATACTCTAGGTGGGGTTGTGACGCTCTCGCCCTCCAGTGCCGCCTATCATCCGTCGATGATTCTTTCACCTTGCTTCGAGCCCTGGGGAAATGCAGCCGATCATTGAGTTTCACCGAATTATAAGTTCGGGAGGGACTTCATCTAAACAACATTATCCAGTCCGCTTCGGCCATTAAGCTGCGCACCGGTGATCAAATCCAGTGATTCTTAACAACCAGCCTCTACCGGCCAGACCTAGAAAACGTATGTGAGAATTGCACTCACCATCTCCGGCGCCGTTCCTCCAGCGCCGGCCAATGACTAATATACATTAAGCAACTCTTCTAATGCAAATTCAACATCAGCAATCTCGTCAAACATCATGTTGATATCTGCCTGCTCCAAACGATCTTTTACCAATTTGATAAAAGCCAACTTTTCTTCTTTCGATAACTTATCCATAACGTCCTCCATACCACTGGGAACGAAAATGTTCAAAATATGAGTGAGCGCAGTAGTACTTTCTCACCGGGGCTCTAACTTTCAGTCTCGTTAGATTATCGGACCATAGTCCTGGCAGTGCCCGTTCCTCACTCATGAAGAAAGTTTCCGTTTCACACAGGCGAGATTTGCACTCGCAAACTCTGGGACGTTATCCCCAAAGCACAGTTTGCTTTTCTTATTGCATACTGCGTGATATTATTTCCAAAAGTATGTATTACCGTATTGTTCAATCAAACTATTAAGCTTGATTTTGTCTTTTGTAGGGAACCACATAGTATTTCCATACTTCTGCAATTTTCCATTCAGCCATTTTAAGGCTGCTGCTTTACTGATTATCCTCTTATATGCAGCTGGTTTTCTCATTATTATCTCCCTTACATATATTATATAAGATTAACTTCTCAGTCGTTCAAATATCTCCTAATTATTATGAAATTCTTTTATGGAAATAATTGTGAAAAAAGACCTAATAGTTATGTTGCTTGTAGGTTAACTAAAAAATGTCCACATGACTGTGTATATTGCATATCCGATGAATATACAACTGATAATGTATTAGACAAACCTAATATTGATAAGATGGTGGAAAGTATAGTTATTACTTCCCCAGATGTTGTTATAGAAGGCGGAGAGCCGCTTCTAATGATGGATGAATGTTTAGAATTAGTTCAGAAATTAAGACCTAAAGTTGATAAAATACATATTTATAGTAGTATGCCGCCAATATGTAGCACTAAAAAAGATGTACTTAAACAAATACTTAATATAGTAGATGGAATAAATTTCAGTATGCAACATTATGACCCTATTATAGCTGACAAATTACGAAATACTGTAACCCCAGATTATCATAATAGAAATGAATTGTTAAAAGAATTGGTAGATGAATTTGGCAATAAGATAAGAGTATCATTTAATCTTATATTAGGATCATTAGATACTTTTGAGCATCTGTATAATAATATAATGTTTTTCATAAATATAGGAATTACTAATTTAAGAATTAGTGAGCTGTTATTAATGCCCCCTTTGTATGTTCCAATAACTTCCATTATTAAAAATAAAAAATTATTTAAAAGTCCTTACGCATTTGGGTGTAAATTAGATTATGATGCCCATCAGCTTATAGATGAAATTCCTATTGGAAAATGTAAAATAACTATTAGACGAGCATGCTTTTTAGTTGAACCAAGTGAAAAAGCCACTATTTATGATTTGATTAAGATGTTCAAATTATCTAAAAAGAAATCTGATGATTTTAACTTTAAGATCGTATTAGAAGATGGGACTATTCATAATAATTGGAACTCAGAACTTACATAAGTACTAATTTATATGAGCATAATAACAAATTTTGCAAAAATATATGCCGCTAATAAATTAACAGAAAGTTGTTTTGGGGGAGGTGGAGGATGTCACACTAATCGTCCAGAAAGCTGGGAACAATATGAAGCTAGAATAAAAGCAGAAAAAGATGCTAGAAAAGCTGAATTAAAAGATTTAAGATCACAATATCCAGGACATTCTGGTACATTAGCTGAATTTAGAATAAAAGCAGAAGAAGATATAGAAGAGTGTGAATCTATAAAAGCCGGGAAAGCTCATCCACATTATAGGTCTATGGGATATGTAGTAGATTATTATGAAAGAGTCATCAAAATGTTGAACTTAAAACTTAAAAAGTTTAACGATAAAGGTGGCTTATTATTTGAATCTTCGTTGTATACTTTATTTGCTACTATTTATAGCAAATCTAGACTTTTAGAAGGTTGTGGTGGTGGCGGGGGCAGTTGTAGTAGTCGTACATCTTTACCAAAACTTACAAAAGCAGAAAGAGAAGCTGAAAAAGAAAGACACGCTAGAATAAATGCTGAAAGAGAAGCTGAACAAATGGCTTCTTACAAAAGAAATCTTAAAAAAATTCCTCAACTTAAAAAACAGATAAAATACCTTTGTGATACATTAAATATTGATGCTAATCTTTATTTACTTTAGTCCGTTTACTCTGAAATTCTGAAAAGGCTAAATTTACCTTTAAAAAGATAAGAAAATCTTAGTAAACAGTTGATTACTATAAGAAGTAGTTAACTCTATTAACTAAATAATATGAGATTAGAAAAAGATGCATTGTTGAAAAGTAAGAAACAGTTACCCTTTTATGATGGGCCAAATTCTGTCAAACCAGGCTCTCGTGGAAGAACTATCGACTACGAATTTGAAGGACAAGACTTATCTGCATTTGTACAATGGGATAAGCTACATCTTCGCAAATATTCACCAATGATAAGTCCAAGTGATGGTCATGTTCTAACTGACCAAGAGATAGATCTACTCATTCGTTCTGTTACTCAAGGCTTCAGAGAAGACGCATTCGAATCTACTGAGCAATTCATTCATTATCTTTCTTATCGTCAGTTGCTTCCGGAAAAGACATATTCAGCTTGGGAGGCTGATATTTCAGTTTGTCGGTTCTTTACTAATAAAGTTGGAGAAAAAGAAGAGAACATACTATCAGACATTCGTCGTATCAATGAAGAACAAGGAATGGGCAATGTCAAAATTCCTGACACAAACATAGAGATCATTAACTATAGTCCTTGTCCAAAATGCAAAACTATTCATTCGTTCTCAGATGTGTTCAACTATTATATGAACCCAACACCAGACCCTCGTTTCAAATCTAAGCAAGAACAATACGCTTTAGACACGCGAGTTCAATGCAAAGAATGCAATGACTATTTCTTACCAGCATTGATAGTAACAGACGGCTCACCTAAGAATGAATGTCAACTTATTTGTCGCTCTCAGACAATGAGAGAGGTAGTAGTGTTCATGCAAGAATCCTATAGCTTACGAGTATTGACAATGAAGAAAGAGAACATATTGACTCACCCAGAAGATCCAAACAAACGAGCTTGGAGAAATGATGTTGATGCTAGACTACTCAAGACAAGACAGACTCTCTTTACTAATTTCTTACAGTACACTCCAGCACCTAATATTTTGAACTTCATAACGCGAAAGAACTTGACACTTCAAGAACCTATGTATGGTGCTTGGATGCCAAAAGAGCACGTTAAATATTACGAATAATTTTCACTTAAGTCTTTAAGAACAGCCCCAATTTTCTTCTTATCATAAAGATCGACTGGGCCAGTGTTGATTCCCAGTTCAGCCATCTTAGCTTCAAAAGCTGGACGAGCACTTTGATGCATAAAGCCTGGTCCTTGCTCTCTTAATGTTTGTATTTCGTAATCTAATGGGGCATAAGCTATTGCATTTAGCTCAGCTATTTCTTCTTCTGTGAATGGACAGTCTGGATCAAATCTCATATTATTTAGTAACTATATATTATGAGCAAGAATATCTATAGAGCATTGAAGGGCACCTGTCCATATGTCCTACTTTTCGGAGTAGTTGTTGGTATTTCTTTGCTGTTGCAATGTTTCATTCCATTCTTACAAAAGATGGCCGAACTTCGAAATGGAGAATGGCAATGGTTCTTGAACATATTCAACTCACAGTTCGTATTACCAATGGATGTCATATCTCAGTTTTGGGCTGCGATATCAGCCACATATGTTGGATTAGACAGAGCCGCTTACACATTTGATGCATTTAAGAATGGCTCAGAGACAGTTGCCTTTGATGAGACTAGGATGGTACAACTTACTCAAGTCATCTGGTTATCATTCATCATATATGCTATGTCAGTTGGTCTTAATGCATTCTTTAATGCTGAATTAGCGCTAACTCCATTGTTTGTATCGTTTGGTTCATCTATGCTTTGTTACGTTGCCGGCAATAAGGCAGTTGTAGCATTGCAACGACTTTCTAAATACGACGATGACGACGATGAAGATTCAGATGGTGAAGGTGAATTCTTAGAGGGCTTAACTGAAATTCAAATGAAGACAATGGAACGACTATCTAATCTACTTCGTCAAAATAAGCAGTTCATAGTTAAGATTGACAAAGAGTCTAAGATAATTGGAATGTCGCACTAAAGAATCGGCTTCTTCTTTTTGCTTCCAATATTACGCACTACATTTATGAATTGTTGAAATGTCTTCTTCGGCTGTTCATAAGAAATAGCATCAATAATAGTATCATTGTACTCTTTGCTACTTTTCTTAAAGTTATCATTTATAGTCTCTTTAACCAATGACTTTCTACTCTCAGCCATCAACTCATGAGGTCTAATATTGTCCATGTCAACAGCTTCGCGAACTTCTCTAAAGTCATTCTTAACTCTGTCATAATAGAAGATCCCGCCATAGACACGAAGTGACTCTCTGATGCGGAAAAGAGTGTACTGTCTATCTTTCTCTAACGTTTCATTTAGAATGTCAGTCATTATCTTCTCAAACTTATCACGTTTGAGATACATCTTGATACTACCATCATCTAAGACAACCCTAACATTATCACGCAATGGATTGACTATCCATACTATAAAGATGAACTGGTCAAAATACTCTTTAGTTTCTAATATGCGCTTGGGTTCTAATAGACCTTCTGGGTTGACTTGTTGATTACTGTCTGACATCTGTCCTCCAAAATGCTTGTTTAGTTGGATGAATATTGTCGTGGAACATTATGCCGAGCTCACCAGCTTTAGGCCAGTTTTCTAATACTCGTTTGCACTCATTGATCCAAAAGTATGCCGTGCCAACTGGAACATTCTGACCAATGACAGAACCAAAAGTGAAGCGCGTATGTTGATACTCAAAGTCTGCGGGGAGTCCCATTAGATGCATATACTCACGGAATGTCAAACATCTATCTTCTTTAGGATGAAGTGCTGACCAACTATTACCATGATAGACAGTGGGGAACTTCTCATTGCCAACTGAAAAGAACGACCTATCAAAGTAGCCTTTTTGAATAGCACGCTTACTGATGCAATAGTCATAATGCGCTTTAAGTTTGGCGTCTTCGTGGAACTTATAGAACTCATCTGACAACTTGTTAGCTATTATGAAGCTTTTGAAGCGACATCGTTCAACGGTATCTCTCCAGTTAGGCCCGAACTTCTTCTTTAAGAATTTGAACTCTAAGTTCTCAGTGACATCATTTAAGATATGCTCCGCGCTATTTTGACTGGCCTTTTTTGGAATCTTAGCTAGGTACTCTAACACACCAGCTTCTTTAGCTTGTTCATAATTCAACATAGGAGGAGCTATTCCTTTCCAAAAGATAACGAATGTTCTAGGTCGACTTTGTATGTTGTGGTGTAGATTAGTGTCAGTCTTTATGTAAGTAACTGAGTAGCTGTTAGCCATTGCGACATCATTAAGATACTCTCTAACTAAGTTCCCCTTATTGGTGTACAACCCAGGCGCATTCTCAAAGATATAGACTTTTGGCTTAATGCTTTGTAAGACATATTTAGTTAAGAACTTAAGATTGTTGTTCTTAGAGCTATCTAATTTGCCGTGATCTTGCGTGTTAGCACCAGATAGGCCACTACAAACTGGCACTGCACAAACTAAGTCTATCTCACCGCCCTTATAGTTGTCTAATTGCTTGAGATCAAATGGGCTACTATACTCATTGTCATTTTGATAAGTTACTGGTGAACCCCATTCGTAGTCAAACATGCCATGGGTGAATTGAATGTAAGGCGGAAGTGATTTCTTCTTCTTTAGATACTCGAGTAAGTGTCGTTCGTTACCCATGTTGATACACTTACCATCTTTGTTGAAAATCTTTTGTTCGAGACCAGGATATGATAGGATCCATTTAGCTGGATTCTTAAATGCTTGTTCAGCTGCCACATACATTCCACCAGTTAATGGTTGAATTGCCGCCCATTGTAATGTACTCATAATATCTAGTGTGAACTAATTGACTTAAAGAATTAGGGTGCGCTATTCCTAACTTGTGGTCTAGGGTGCTTTGGATAGTCTTTGGTTTCTTCATCTGTTAGTGTTCTAAATCCTTGTCCTAAAGCTTGCTCTAACCAATACGATGTGTTTCTATAGTACTTCTTAATGACATCTAACACTGGTCCAGTTTGGGCTTTATGTTTCCACAAGAACTTTTTGAGAATGATAACCGGTTCATTATCACCAAACATAACAAAGCTATCTTTTGACTTACTAACTACGTCTTCGATTTCCTGTTTAAGATCACCAATAAAGTCCCACACTTCATATTGTAAGTCCATGTCTTCTGGATCACCGCCAATAGCCTTAATCATCTCTTGACATACTGCTCTAGGTGGTGCCTCTTTTCCTTCTTTTAGAATCTGAGTGAATGACTTCATTAGTTGCTCCTTAATGGTGTTGCCAAGAACGGAATGACTTTTCGTCGAATGATCTCTGGTACTAAGTCGTTGGATAGCTTATTCATATAGGCCTTGTCTCCAACATCTAACTCTCTACCATCAACACGTTCTGCTCTATCCATAGCATATCGTTCCCATGCTGATACGAACTCATCAAACATACGGAAAGTGAGCTTACGATTGATCTCGATTGGTTTGCCAAATACTGGCTTATTAGCTTTCCAAGATTCAATAGCAATACCTATTACGGTGTAGACGCACTTTTTAGCCCAGTCACGAACTTGTGGGCTAGCTTGACTACCTTCACCAATACGAGCTAATCCGCCATAGATCTTTCCAAGTCGTTCTAGGAATTGGTCTAATGTCAACTTAACTTCAACGGCTTCAACACGGTCTAATACGGCACTATTGATATCGTTCATTTCTAAGTTAGACACAAAGATTACAGATGAGTTGAATAAGAACCTTCTAGGGAAGGTGGCGTTCTCATCACCTTGTTCAGTCGCACCAGAAGCCTTCATTGACTTCATTGCTTTGATGTCGTCTTCTTCCATACCTTCATATTCGTCTGGTTCTTCTTGACCTAATAGATCATCTAATAGTTCCTTATTGGTAGCTTCTCGTAAGTAGCGAGTTGATTTAGCGTGAATGTTGCTATATGTTCTTTCGTCTTCTCGTAGTGGACGAATGCGATTTTGTAAGTCGTGTGATTCTTGTAGCGAGATCATTTTGTCTACAACAGGTTCACCATCGATTGATAAGCGGAAGCGATTCTCACGGAGGGCCTCAGTGTCTATCTCAAATAGAACACCTTCCTGTAGTTCGTCGCCTTCATCTAAGTCATCTAATCTGGCTTGGAAGATCTTCAACATATTAGCACGAACAGTAATTGGCTTTTCAGTTGCTGACTTAGGATCGAGTAAGCCTTTCATAATGTTCATAATGTCCTGAGACAAGCCTTTCATAATCATCTTGTCATTGTCGTCTAATACAATGACTTTGTTCTGTGAGTGCTTATAGAAGAATGGCACCAATGTGCTCATTGATGATCCAATGTCACCTGCTTCATACACATAGCCCGCTTTAGTTGGACTTTGTGGCATGTATCGTTTGCATGTTTCCATGACTTCATAAGTTTTGCCAATACCAGGATCGCCATATACGATAACATGGCGCTTATCTGTTTTGCGTAAGATAGTGTTCTTACACATGTTGTGGATCTCTTGGAACGTTTCTTCAGCTGTACCTTTGACACTAGCATTGCCGTATTTAGTAGTAAGATCAAGCGCTTGTTTTGCATATTCTCCTTCTTCATACACTTCAGGTCTTTCGTATGGTCCGGCTTGTTTTGAACCTTTTGCTGCTTTGACTTCGCCACCAGTCGCGTAGCCCTTTCCTAATGTGGAGAACTGTTTGTCTCCACCAATGTAGCCGTGACCTTCTAACCAAGTTAAGTCCTTTTTGAAGGTAGCTTCAGTTGTACCAGGGTGTGCCCATTCAGAAGCCATGAAGCCTTTGAATGTTGGGTTGTCAGTGTTATTAGCATAAGCGGCTATCATATCGCCTCGCTTAGCTTCTCGTAGCTGCATTTGAGCTTCCCTATTAGCTAAAGCCTCTCGGCGAACTTCAGGGTCTTTTCTTTCATCATAAATTGTGCCAGTAGCAGTTGTTGGTTCAGTTGGCTCAGGTGCCAGTTCGTCTGGAGTGACGGGTGATCCACCCTGCTCCAAATCCTTTAAGTATTCTAAGAAATCGTTCATAGTAATTAGTTACAATAGACTAACTATTATGAGTAAAGGTATTGTAATTGCAGATATCGATGACACAATGATCAAAGCAGAAGCAGGAGATATCGGCATTTGGAAGCTAAAAGATGGTAAAGAGACTCGCTTATCAACAGATGATTTCGCTAAAGATCCAGACAAAGATGATCCAAAGGTCAAATTTGACTATCGAGAATTCAACGATCCAGAAAAGGTAAGAGATAGTATCATTAATGGCACACCTTTACTTAAGAACTTAAAGATCATAGACAACTATTTGAGCAAAGGATTTGACTTTGCTTTTCTAACAGCTCGAGGTAGTGAAGATGTCATTAAAGAAGTGATGACTTCGTTCTTAAAAGACAGAGATAAAGATGGTCATCTTAAGCATATAGGTGATAAGTTCAATAAGACTCTCTCATTTGCCGTTAGTGATGAAAAGTACTGTGAGATATTAGACGGCATTAAAGATTTTGATAGAAAGGCTAAAGTCATTAAGACAATAGCTGAAATGTATGATAATGTTGCTTTCATCGATGATGATATTAGGAATCTAGTAGCAGTTAAGAATTTGCATTTACCAAATGTGAAGATAATTCGATCATTGAAAGAATCTACAGACCAAACTTAAATCCAGTCTTTAACTCGTGTTCATATCCAGGTGGGCAAGGTACTACATCTCTGCCCGTAGCATTCATAACAGCACAAACACCATGCTTCCATCCTATTTCACCTGGCCATTTCTTATTCAGCCAGCGCCAAACTTCAATGTGTTGTTCATTGTCATTTTCGTTCCAACAAATAGAACTCTTTTGCATATGATCTTTCTCGCCTGTTTTGTACATAGCATTCACAAAGCGTATAGTCTTACCATATAGCCGCTTCTTTCCGATCTGCATAGACAAGTCGTTATCTTCACCTCGCCCTCCAGGTGCTGTTACATCAAAGTTGATGTTGTGCTTAGCTAATATGTCTATGTTAAGACCATAACAGCCGGCTATCAATGTCTTAGTAGACTTTTGAACTAATCGCATGTCTTCTTTGATCGCAAAATTGATGAAGCCCATAGTAACTGGCTTAATGAATGCGTCTTGTTGTATGTCGAGGAACTGCTCCATTGTAGCAAAGAATGAAGCCATGCTAATGTGCATCGTTTTCTTATTAGTATTCTGAGTTATGAATCGACGATAATCATCATCAACAGACCAATAGAAATGATAGCCATGCTCTTTTAGCCAGTTGAACATAAAGTGCCGCTTTTCAGCTATGTTGTATCGAGGGTGATAGACTAGCTCATTCTCTTCTGAGTAAGTGCCTCGTTGGTCTTCATCTAAAAAGACTATAAGCTTAAGTCCACATTCTTTAGCTAACTGAAATGTCCGACCATTCGGCCGACCTCGAGAAGGAACTACTACTGGGTGAATGGGCTTGCCGTCTATGATATGATCGAGATGGTTAAATGCCACGGCGCTTTCCTGCTCTGACATATGTGTCTTTCTTACCGAAGTATTTGGTATCTAACTTATAGAGTGTTTCAAATTCGCTATCAAACCAAGCTAAAAGTTGTTCGGCTTTTTCTTCGTTCTTTATACAGTGAATCTCTATAGCAAAGTATTGCACACTCTTTGGCAACTTAGTCCAGTCTATTGTGTATTCTCCACCTTCAGTGTCGCACTTAATGATAGTTGGCTTGTACTTCTTAAACTCATCATAGAAGTCTACTGTCTTAACAGTAATCTCTTTGCGACCTTTAGTTGGGATGATACTGTGTCGTCCCATGCATTGCTTTTTGTTGGGCTTTCTTTCTGTGATATAGAACTTAGTTTCACCATTGCTATCAGTAACAGCTACATTGTTCAATATGACTCTTGTTGGATCTAATTCCTGTTCAGAAAGTACTAGAAAATTCTCAGGTTCTGGTTCGTAACTTATGACACGCTTAGCACCCGCCTTGAGTGAAAGAAAGGTGAACATACCAATGTTAGCCCCAATATCCATTACAGTATGTCCTTCACAAACTTCAAAAATAGCCTTGTATTCTCTGAGTTCTTTTAGAACATCGATATCTAATGTGTCAGGACGATATTTGAAGCCTGTCTTTTCATCTGTTGCTATTATGAGTTCATTCACAAGTTGAGTCTTTTCTCCAAACTTATATGCCATTAGTTACTCCCAAAATGAAAGCCAGCATTCTTGGCCTTCTCTGATTTACGAATGTTGTGTGCATTATTTAGTACATCTTCTTTCCAATGTTCATATGTGTCTACTCGATATGTCCAAAATCGGGGATGATAAGACTTACTCATAGATGGCGCGACATCAATAATGTTGACTTTCAACTTGATTAGTGTGTTAGCGTGACCGTGTTTCTTATAGAGTTCATATCCTAACATTGAAGCTTTATCATTCCCGGCGGCTGCAATGCTCTTCCCAACTGTTTCGCTATCCTGTGTACCAGATTTGATAATGGCATATTCATTGAATGTTTGTGGTAAGATTCCCATTTTCCGCATTTCAAGAGCAAAGTCAAAATCGTCCCAAGTTGCAACACCTGTTTCAAATGTTGGTACTATTCCATATCTTTCTTGATAGATTTTCAAATTAAAGTAGATACATGAATATGGAATTTGATTAGAGTACTTTTTGCCAGTTTTAAGTTTGAAGCGCTTAAAGTTGGCTCCTATGATTCCGCCATATACTTCTTCAAAGTTAGGAAGTGCAGCCCGCTTTTCATATTTGAGTGGCTCATCATCTTTCATATTTGCAGCGTCATACTTATTGAAGCCAGTAATATCATCATCTATAATGAGTAACTGTTCATAACCATTATCTATTGCATATCGTATTATGTTATTACGAATCGTTGGTACAACGGGTGTCTTAAAAGGGCCGCCATCATCCATTAGAATACCAATTTTAGGATCTAAGTTCCAGTCTGGATATCTATTAGTTGGATAGAACACTATCATATCTTGTGTTTTGTTAGTTTGGAATGTTAGAAAATCACTATCATATATTTTAGACTTTGGTCCATTTCCAGCTAAAACACCTATCATTAATTTCTTCATTTAAATTCTTCCTCATTCTTTATAGTTTCATATCCATAAGCAACAGCTTTCAATATCTCTTCTTCAATTACTTTAATACTTTGATGATAATTCTTATATGAATCTGGCAAATAATCTTCTCTACTCATTTTAGTTACTTTATGTATTGCCTCCAATTTCTTTTTAAGACTTAACAAGTCATTTATATTTTTTCCAATGTTATCTAATATTATCTCAACATTAGATTTTGTTGTCTTTTTAGATGGCGGAACTTTTGCAAATGCTTTTTTGATTGAACGCTCATCTTCTTCTCCAATAAGATCTTCTGGATCTATTTTTTTAAATGTGGTAGATTCTACTCCTGCTAATAAAGCATCAATTTCATCTTGACTTAGAGATCCGTCACTCATAGGCACAATTTTATATTAACTGTACAAATCTCTAAAGTCGTCATCAAAAGAAGATTTCTTCTCTTGCAATGAAAATTCTTCAAAATCTAAATCTAATGTTTTAACTTCTATATTTTTGATTTCTTTAATTGTTTTCAAATCTTTTTTAATTTCTTCTTTTATATTTTTCTTTTTTGGTATTGTTATAGAGTCTTTATATCGAAATCTATGATATAAAAACTCTATTAAATAACAAAGAATAAAAAGACAAAGAAATGTAATAATTAAACAAGCAAAAATATAATCAATTATCCCGAACATACTCCTCTTCTGAAGCATAAATCATTTTATTTTCTTCATATAATTTGACTAAAATTTTATATAATTCTTCTTGTTTTTGCTTATTTAATTCTATAATTCCTACTGGTGTCTTAAATTCATTAATCCAATATTCAATTCTGTCTGTCATTTTGAGTGCTCCTTTTAAAGATTATCAATAATTTCTTTTACTGTTTTTTGTGATTGCTCTATAACTTGATCCATATTAAGATACTGCCAAGAACCTTGTCTTCCAGTAAAATAAATATTTGAATTATTAAAATAATCAAATATTATTTGTTTGTTTTTCTGTTGATCTAAATCATTTATTACATAAGCATTATTAAAATCAAAAGTTTCTATTGTTTTTATTTCTAATTTTCCAAATAATTTTTCTAATCCTTCTGTAATTTTTTTAGGATAATATCCTCTAATAAATGTAGGACTATCATCTCTTTCTGTGACTTCTGTCATAAATGTAGTTGTTCCTGAATTATGATAATTTTTTCCAAAAAAATCCAATTTTGAAAATCTATGAAATTTTATACCAACATCAGCCGAATAAAAAGCAAAATTATTTCCTCCAATATCTCCTTCAATAGTTACTATTCCAATATTTATTTTATTGGAAATTAATTTTTGTGCTGTTTCTTTTACTATTTTATGATTAGTATCATAATTTTTTACAAATGTTGTTAATGGAATTGTATTTATTAAGATATCATAATTATAACTTAATTCAGTAGTTTCATTAATTGTACTTTTAATTACTACAACAGGTGGTTCATTTTTATTTATTTCTTGTTCTGTTATAGAAGTTTTTCCATCTGTTAGTCCAAAAGAATGTATTTGTTTTTTAGTAATTTTATGAACTTTTTCATTTAATCGTATTTTAATTTTATTATTTAATTTTTGTGCAAAGGAATCTATAAAAGTTTTTGTTCCACCAGATTCCGGATAAAAGAAATTTAACTGGTGAAGATAGCCATCGACAGTTTCTCCTTTTAATGATCGTTCTATATCTTCAATAGGTGGTTTTGGTATTCTTTCTACCATTTGTAAATCCATAAAAGTTGGATCAAACTTCCATATTTTTTCATTATATGGTAATAAATATAATTTTGAAATTCCAACTCCAAAAGTTTTAAGAAAGAATTGTCTCATATTAGTTGCTTCATAATTTTCATACGGATTATTTCTAAAAGTAGACTCTACATATTGTTTTTCTCCTTCAGATAATTTTCCTAAATCATTTTCAAATGGATATTGTAAGTATTTTTTATCATGAATTATTATATTAGAACGTCTATGAACATTAATATTAGGCATCATTATATCTTCCATAAAATCTAATGTATCTTTATTTTTAGAAAAGAATATATGAGGACCAATATCAAAAGTTATCCCAGATTTAGACTTAAATGACCTACAAAGACCACCTAAAGTATCTTCTTTTTCTATAATAATAATTTCATCTATATCAGGATTATCTTGAAGAAAATAAGCCGAACTTATTCCAGCTAGACCTCCGCCTAAGATAACAACTCTTTTACCCATTAAAATATCCTAATTAAAAGTTATATGTTTGTAACAATCAAAGATAATATGGTCAATAATTAAAGATAAGTCTTCAAAAATGCCCATATTATTTGTTTCTAGATGAAATGATTTTTTTGCTGTTTCTTTTAACTTTCCACCATTAAATCCAACTATAGCATAAGTAATAGCATTGTTCTCATTAGCATATTGCATTGCTTTAATTACATTTTTAGAATTGCCACTACCAGAAATTCCCAATACTAAATCTCCTGGTTGTAAAAAGTTCTTTAACTGTTCAACAAAAATATCATCATAACTAGCATCATTAGCAATGGCTAACATAGTTGGAATATTGTCATTTAAGCAGATCATCTTAAATCGAGTATCATTTTGATGATTAGCATAATTCATTCCCTTATTAAAGTCGTTTGCCCAATGTGATGCTGTTGAACCAGAGCCACCATTTCCCATAACAAATATTTGTCGTTTTTCATTTCGAGCTTTAATCAACTCTAAAATTAGATCTATAAGAAGAGTATCTTTCTTTTTTAACTCATCTAATTGTGCTTGCAAATCTGCAATATATTTGTGTACATTAGTTATTAGCATTCATTAACTCCTTAATTGCCTTTTTAACTGCATTATCAGAAGATAAATCTAAATCAAATCCAAGTTTGTGCAACTTATCTGTATTATATTTGAAAGTATTTAAGTCACCAACCCATCCAATATCTTCTGTTCCATATCTAATTGTGTTACAATTAAATTCAGCCGCGCACCATTCAGCCATATTTTTGATAGTTGTTGTAGAATTATCCATTGGTGCGACATTATATACATTAACTCTTCTAGATGAACTTATCCACGAATACATAATAGCATCTATCAAATCTTTAACATGAATATATGGCTTATGCTGTGTGCCATTTCCTAATACTTCTAATTGTGTTGAATCTTTCTTTAATCTCTCTATAAAGTCATAAAGAGCACCATGTGTCATTCGTGATCCAACTACATTTGGAAATCTTATTATCCAAGCTCTAATATCATAATTGTGAACAAACGATGATATAAAACTTTCTGATGCTAATTTAGCAGCGCCATAATGAGACACTGGCATTAATGGTCCATGATTTTCTTGAACTTGAAGGCTACCAGTATCTCCATAAATAGCAGAAGTAGATGCGAATACAAATTGTTTTATCTTATAGATATCAGCAACACACAACATATCATATGTAGTCTTAAATGTGCGATCAAAATCTATTCGAGGGTTTTTGTGAGATTTAGATATATCTGAATTAGCAGCAAAGTGAAATATCACATCTGATTCTTTTAAGTATTCATTTTCTACATATGATAGTTTGGTGATATCTTGTTGTATGAAAGTAAATCTAGGATGCTTAGGATTTATCAGATGAGCGAGATTTTTAAGATTTCCTAATGATAAGTCATCAATACCAATCACGCTATAATCTCGCTTAATAAGTTCGTCAACTAAATGACTTCCAATAAAGCCCGCAGCACCGGTTACTATACATTTCATGTTCTACTCCAATTCTAACAAATTAGTCAATGTTATTTCTACTGAGGATCCTGGCTTGACTATTTTCCAAGGTTCTTGATCTTCTCTATAAAAAGTTGTTGACATTTCATTGTAAGCATTCTTTACTCTAGTTTCAAAAAGAACAGTTTCATTATCAAATAAGTCATGCTCATTATCTTTTCTATTTCCAACTTTCTCAGGGAAATAATAGATGATATTAGGAATAACGTCCTTATATGGATTTTTGAACCAATTTAGCAGATCAATTGCAACTCTTTGACCTTGAGTTTTAGTTAAGTCATCTATTAACTTTTTGCCAAATAACTGATATGCTACAGTAGAATAGGTGTATCTATCACATATAACTGTTTTGCCTTCTTGTAATGCTGGACGAATAATCTTATCAACACATTCAGCTCTATCTAAAAGAAAGGCAAATAGATTTCCATAATCTGATAAGTTCCATCGTTTGTCTTTACACAATGATCTTAATGTTGTAGCTAATGGACCCCAATCTCCACCAGGTTGTCGTGTTAAAATAGTTGATATATTGTTTTGACTTAAAGTATCTGCTAATAGTTCAGCAACAGAACTTTTTCCAGTATTTTCGTAACCTTCAAAAACTATAAGTTTTTTAGTAAAATGATCTATTTGTTTTGGTGTTAAAATCATAGGCTTTCATCATATATAGAATTCCAAGCTGTTTCTGTCATATTAAGATTAGTTACCTTATCCTGATAGACATCATCTACATCCTTCCCGTCTTCTTTTCTAACATAAAGATTAAGAGCACCCTTAAATTCACTTTTTGGTGTAAAGTTGATATCCTCTGATACTTGAGAACAGCCAAAGTTCAACTCATCTGCTAAATCACAAATAGTTTTTTGATAGCCTTTCATATTCTCAATAGCTTGCCAAGTTTCATCTACATCATTAACTCTAACATCTTTATTGCTAACAGTAATTTCAACTCCTTTAGCTTTCAATGCATCAAAGTAGACATCTAACATATCTAATTTGCCAATGGCAGCTAAATCATCTACTATTTGAAGTAACTTTCTAAATGTTGGTGTTACTCTGTCTGGGAACTTTTCATCAGGATCTCTGCTCAATGGATCATTTCCAACCCAGCCACTTCCTCGGTAATAAGCATAATCTTTACAACGAATCATAATTGGCTTTTCTATCTTTTGCATTTTAGCCATATCTGCACCAATCATATTCATGTGTTTACTATTAGTCTTTTTCTCTCTTAAAATTTCGGCTGACTCTTCTAATAGTTCAGCAGGTGTAGTAGTCTGTGACATATTTTATCTCCTTAAATGTCTTTTATTTTATATTAACTATCATGATATTGTTCTATATCTATCGAACTTTTAGAATAATGTCCTAAAAGATTAATGATATCTGCACCATTGTATTCTTTAAAATAGCGCTTATTATCTATAATAATCTGTCTGTTGAAATTAGTAACTTGGCTTTCTATGTCTCTATCATAATAATGGTCAAAGATGATTCGTTTGATACCAGCAGCAATTACTAATTTAGCACAATTTTTGCAAGGACAAATAGTAGTGTAGAGAGTTGATCCTTCTGGAGATAATCCGCGCTTTGCTAAATCTAATATTGCGTTCATTTCGGCATGTATTTCATATTGTTCTGAAAAAAGATGATGTTCAGATTGTTCTTTGTTATCTCTTAAGTTCTCACAAGCCTCATTACAGTTGATAAATCCGCTGGGTGTGCCATTATATCCACAACCAATAATACGATTATCTTTAGTAATAACAGCACCAACTTTTAATCGAGAACATTTAGACTTTTCAGCCATTATTCGAGCAATTTCTATAAATGTTTTGTCCCATTCTTTTTGATTAGGCATCTTTTTTCCTTTGTTTGAGTCTTTCTTTTTTACTCATTTTGATTTTTGGTTCATGTCTTCTTATAGACCCCTCATAATGAATCCAATATTTGTTTGTATCTAATGTTTCATGAGAGAGATTTTCATATCTTTCTTCAAATGTTTGTTTCTTGTCTTCCATTTCTATAATTTATAATAGTCTTGAAATTCTTTAATGATTTTATTTACTAAATCAAAATCTCTTTCATAGACATGTAATGATCCAGCATTCCAATAAATACTTCCAATTTCTGGATCTCTATTGCTAAACATTTTGATATCACTTAATAGTTGATTATACACATATCCATGCCATGGAAGATCTCCACAATGTAATCCTCTAATTACATCATTACTTCTCATAGTTACAATGTATTCTAATTTGTTCTTACGAATGAAATGTTGAGTACAAAAAGTACAAGTAAAATCTGATTTAGCATTTACATTATCATTCCATTCCCATTGCATTTGAGGTCTGCCATAATAGATGACAGACTGTCTTCCTTCTGGTTTATCACAAAGTTGTTCCAAAGCATATTTATATTGAGATTTGCCAATTTTTGCTGGACCTAAGTTCTCTGGACCATTTGGATATCTTTCAGCACCCCAATTATTTCCATTCTCTGGACTAAATACACACCAACCATAATTACTATTTACTCTCCCATCATCAGAACATATTTTAGACCAAATAGGATTATCTTCAATACCAGGGTGACCTTTGATACATCTATCTTGACTTAAATACCAATTAGTTTCATTTTCAATGTATTTAAGTTGCGGCTTTCTTGCTTCACCTAAATAGAGCTTAGTATCTTGAGCCTCAAATACTAAATTAGCATTCAAAATCTCAGCTGTGCCATTTACTAAATCATTTTTTTGAATCTTTTCCCACAATGGAAATAAAGCATTCTTAATTAAATAAATAGAATTTCTACTATATTTTGTTTGTTCCATTTAAAGTTTCCTTTATTATTTCAAATACTTGTTCTGGTGATTTTTGATCTATATTTATTAAACATTTATTTTTTATATTAGATTTTTCGAAAAAGCTAGAAAAACGATTTATTTCATTTTGTTTTTTCTCAAATTCAACTGAAAATGATAGACCATCTTCTCTCTTTATTAAGTTTTCTGGATTATCTATAAATACAAATAAAATACAATTTTGTAATACTTTATTTCCAAAATTAGTTTCTATTTCATAAACATATTCACCAGAATAATTTCTATAAATAGGAGAATAAACAGTTTCACCTCCATGAGCTCTATCAAAAATTAAATTTTTATTATTATAAGTTGCAAATTTGATTAAATCAAACATTTCTTTATAATATTGTTTGGATCTTTCTTCTATATTGTTGCCTTTTATTGAAGAATAGTGTAATACATGAACTAATTTATCTTTTTCTTCTAAATACTTTTTAATGTTAGATATTTGAGTTCCTTTTCCAACATTATCAGGTCCTTCACATACAATTACCATCTTTAATCTCCTTAATTTTAAATTAACTTAAGAAAAAGCTCACCATAATTATTATAGTGATATCTGATACCATTATCTAAACAATATTTTTTAAGATTATCATCATTTTTATTATCTACCACATAAAGTTTTCTTTTAAGAATATATTTCTCTTTTAGAGATTTAATTAACTTCTTATAGTCATCTGATATAACTATAATACTAGTAAATTTATGATTTATGATTTCTTGAGTTGCTAATTGGTTATAGCTTTTATCTGTAATAATCCCACAAAGACTATTAAATTGTTCATAAAATAATCGAGGTCCAGTAAACTGAGTAGGTGTTCCTATCCATAAACAATAAGGAGCTCTCCATTCTCCTATTTTTAGTGTCTTGGCGATTTCTACCGATTCAAGAGAAAAATCTGTTTTGAAATCTTCCCACTCTTGAAAATGGTCAGGATTTTCTATCGCGCCACCTTTGAAAGCTAAAAGAGTTAGATGTGTAGAATCTATTGCAGTCCGCCATTCTTTTTCTAATTTCTTTTCTTTTAATTTGATTTTAAGTTGTTCATATAAAGAAATCTCTTCTTCACCTTCACCTATATCAATATACATTCCTCGTTCACCATTAGCTGGTCCATAAGGAAATAATCCAAATGTAACATCATTAAGCTTTAGCACTTTCTTGTTCCTTTATTATTTTCTCTCTAATTATATCTTTATTTTCTATAAAGTTATCTATTTTTCCTTTTAATTCTTCTAAAATCTTATCATAAGATTTAGATCCTTTTTTCTCATTTGTAGAATATAATTCAGTAACTGAATACTCTATTCGTTTTTCTTCATCATAATAATATAAGGTTGTTCTATTATCTTTTCCTGGTCTAATGGAACACTTTAATCCTTTTTCGAAGGTGTATTCAAAGACTTCTTGAATTAGTGGGTCCATTTCAATTTTAGGTGCTAATTCTACTGCTTTTGTTTCTAATTGTTTTAAGTTTTTGATGAACTTAATCAAACTGAATAATAAACCTAAAGTTATTACGTTAAAAATAAATTGTATAATGATAATTATTTCCATATATCTATATTAACTCCTATTTCTTCATCAGCATTAAAGATCATTCTCCATTCGTTTTGACTTAAAGAATTTCTTTTAATGAGATTTTCTAATACTTTTCCTTTTCTCTCTAAGTTTTGGAACATAAGATTATCTATGCTATAATTGTAACATAAATTATAGTATCTAACTTCATCTTCTTGTCCAATGCGATAATTTCTTCCTCGAGATTGTTCATAATTTATGTAACTTGCAGTTTTTTCAAAAAATACAGATGCTTTAGCCTCTACTAATGTAATTGATGTAGTCATTATATTTATAGATGCTAATAATATCTTATCTTTACTTTTCTTAAAGTTTTCTATAATTTCAAAGCGTTCTTCTTTTGGAACTTCTGCAGATAAAATATGAAAGCCTTTTTTAAGATGTTGTTCTAAGCATTTCAAAGTTATCGGATGATAATAAAAGATAATAATCTTATTCTCATTTTCAATGCACTCTTCTTCTATAATTAGGTCTAAAGCATTTAGTTTTTCAAAATCTTTTTCAAAATTAAATTGTTTGATTTTTTGTTGTAATAATGGATCAAACTTATCAAAAGATGGTGTAGTTAGAAGACATAATGGATTATCTACTGCTAATTGTAGATACATAAAAGTGTTCATTAAATTAGCAACTAATCCAGCATTATTTATAGAGTTTCTATTTTTAATATCATTAATAACTTCATAAGTAAAAGTCTCATATATCTCTCGATGCTTAGGCGTCATATCTAAATGAATTACTGGCACATCATAAGCTGGAGGTAAGTTAAGAAGTTCTTTTCCTCTTTTAACTGCGTAATTCTTATATAGTTCATCTTGTAATTCAGCCCACTTAATTTGATTCCAGCTGTCTTTATTAATGCCATATTTTGACCATCTATTTCCTAACTCACAATATTCAGACAACCAACTATAATAGTCCAAACCATTAATAAGTTTGTTATTCAATATTTTAAGAAGCAAATACATCTTTTCTTCTTTATCATTAGGTGTTGCAGAGAACATATAACGATATTCAAAAAATTGTAAGTTCATATTGATAAACTTTGATCTTAATGAATTAGGACTTCCTAATAAATGACATTCATCTAAAAAGATAATTCCTTTATGATTTCCAAACCATTCTTGTAATGGTAATGGTGATTTTCTATATTTAACTTTCTTTTTACGATTGTTAAAGTTCTTATCATAAGCATCACCTATTATTCGAAATGTATCATAACCGCATATTACAATATCATATTGATCTGTAAATATTAGTCTGTCTTTTAATCCAGTTACTGACTTAATTACTAAAGTTTTCGATTCATCATAATTAGGTATAAACTTATTTAATTCATTTGGTAAGTTCATAACACCAATAGATGATGTTAAAATAATAGCTTTTTTAATTTCACCAATATTTTTTAAGTGTTGATATAAAGAAGCTAAAGCCCAACTTTTTCCTAAACCAGTTTGCCAAGCAAACAAATATCTATTACGATTATGTGCTGTATTAAAATCTATAAGTTGAAAATCTTTTAATGGTGGGACTCTTAATAAGTTTTGATCAAACTTTCTATAATCTGATCTTTTAGATATTATTTTTAATTCATCTAAATTGATAAAATATTGCTTAATTTCTTGTTTGGTGTATTCATCTATATCTAATTTATATTGTGATAATTCTTTAACAACTTCATCAAACTTACCTACTCCAATTTGCCAATATTTCTTTTTAGCATCATATCTCATACCTAATAACTTTACAGACTCAATTTGTTCTGTAAAATTATCACCTGAGCATTTAACTAATAATTGTTCATCTTCGTAGGCAAGTTGGATCATTCTATTTTATCTATTTTAAATTTATTTAAGCTATTTCTTTTTTCTTTACTACTATTTGAACTTAAATTTAATTTAAAAGCATAAGTACCATTTCCATTAGAAGATAAAAATTTATAAGGACTATAAGTACATCCAAAATTATTTTTTTTATCTTGTAATATAGAAGAGTCAATTTTATATAAATTTACAACTTCTTCTCTAATATCATAACCTATTAATAATAAATAATCAAAATATTTAGGAATTATTCTAGACCATTCATAATGATAATAACCATTAATTATATGAGACGCAGAATACTTTATTTCCCAAACTTCTCCATTTTTATCAAGTAAATCAGCTGTCTCAGTATATTGATCTCTATTATCCCATCCATAATTTATTTCTATATATTTTTGAGTTAATCGTCCAATAGTTTGAGAATTACTAACAGGGTATTGAACAATTATAAATTCATCTAATGGGAGTTCACAAATTAATGGATTTTTTTCTTTATATTTTAATAAAATATCTCTTACTTTACTTGATGAGTTTTGTCTTTGTAGTTGTAAATTTTGTGTAATTGAAGAAGTATTTGGAAAACATTGCTTAAATTCATTATTTCTTTTCATCTATATCCTTCCCTTTTAATATAAATTAACATGTTTGCCATTGAATGGTTTGTGTTGATAACAATCTTTAAAAAACTGTACTTCGTTCTCTGTATAAGTTTTTCTAATTCCATACAAATCTGTAAAAAGTTGCTTATAATACTTATATTCTTCTGTAGATTTACAATAATGCAATCTCATAACTGCCCAACGTAAATTGTATGATCTAGGTTTCGGTTGTTGTTTTAGATATCGCTGACAATATCTTTGCATTATATCTATGTCTACATCTGTTGAAGCAATTATATAAGAAATATCTTTTGCTTTCTTAAGCACATTTTTATGATTAATTATAGGTTTTTCAGATAATGCATTTTGATTATGAAATTTAATATGATAACTATAACCTGAAGTAGACTTAAAGCCATTAGTTCCAAACTCTTTTAACAGATCTTTTAAGTTCATAAAATCTTTATATTCAAAAATATAATCTGAATGTTCTATTCGATAAGCTCTATATTTTGCATTTGCTCCAATAAAAGCTCCTCGTAATGTTGTTTGTAAGTATATTGGATCAACTTTAAGATGTATGAGATTAGTTTGTACATGTTGATTTTGATCATAATAATCTACATCATAATTATTGAGATTAAGATAGCCAAAATAACAAATTAAATTAGCATTAAAAAGATCAGATATAAATATCTCATAATTCTTTACTTTAGATTTATTGAATCTTATTAGCTGATTAGATATTTTATCATATAAATCTTTACAGTTAACTGTCAAAAACATATCACCGCATGTAAAGAAAAGATATTGTCCTTTTAAGAAGTATTGATATTCTTCTATTGGAAAAGATACCATGTTATTCTGAATATCTAAACAAGTTGATAATCTAATTGCATAATTAAATGGAGATGCTGTAATATGTCCATATATGAAATTATCTTGTATGCCTTTTTCATTTTTGATTTTTACACAACCAGGAATGATTTTAGTAAGAGGTGTGCTATATAAATGAATGAACAATTTAGCATACTTATTTGATAATAAATTTAGAAATTTCAGATGAGCAAATCTATCTGTAGCCTTCCATTTAGAATAAATGGACTTTTTGGTTAAAGTTTCCCAGTCTATATAGTTCATTTATATTAGATTAACTTCGCTTGATACCAAGTTTCTCTTCGTATTGACCAAACTGTTCATGAAAGACTTTGAAGGCTGTCTTATATAGTTCTTCTGAAAACTTAACAAAAGCCCAGCCAGCATCAGCAGCTGATTTCCAAAAGCCAGTCCGGATGTCAGTTTGTATCGCAGTTTTCTCAAACTTAGGATCTTTTAGCTCAGCTAATACTGCGTTGTCATTTGGTTCAATACCTTCAATATGTGTTTCTTTTGTGAGATATTTGACAAAGACTAATTCTTTAGTGATAAGAGTAGCTTTGCCATTTTCTTGAGCGAACTCTACAGTAAAAAGACTGTCTCCTTCTTTGAGCTGAGTTACGTCCCAATCACTATCAATTGGAACATTTTGTTGTTGTTTCATATTACTTCCTTCTTATAGAACTTTTCAAACTAGCTTTAAGCTTATCTGCACAATATTGTCTGGCCTCATCTAAAGTCTCAAATGTCTTTTCTTTAGTAGATTCAGATGGCTGACCCTTATAGCAATTATAGAAGCCTTCCTCTAATCTAACAATGTAATAACCAACATTTGGAAATTGTTGTATCTCAATCTTGTAGCCCATCGTGGTATTCTTCCATCATTTCATTGTGTAGATATTGCCGAGTTTTCTTATTGGCAGTTGACTTGTAGTGTCGTCTCATTGTTGATGACGTATTCTGCTTTCGTTCATGTGCCCACGAGCCATGTCCTCTTCTTCCTAATTCACAATAGGCAATCTGTTTTGCCTTTCCATAATTTCGGCCTTTGTTGAGATCATTATGCAAGTTAACTAGAACATGATATTCCAAATGAGTAAGATGTTTTGGATGTCCGGGATTACCTAAATCCCATTTATGATATCCCTCTGGCATTAAACAGCCATGCATGTAGTCATAATTTCCGTGGTCATACATAATAATTAGTTTGGTGGAAGCCACTTTAATTCAGTAGTCCAACTTCCTTCTTTTCTCCACATAAACCAAGCATAAGCAACCGCCCCGCCATTTCCAAAATCAGTAGCTCCTCCTGGACTGCATCCTTGCCTAGATGAATGTACATAAACGTATTCTAATGGCAAATCTTTAAAGAGTAAGTAACGTCTTTTACCTTCTAAAAATGTTAGTTTGAGATACATGATTATCCACATGTCTGGATTACCAATTTCGTAAGCGTGTCGTATAAAGTCTTCTGCCATAGAAAAAGGCGGGTTTGTCATAATACATGTTACATTTGGATCTATCGTTTCAAAGTCAAAAAAGCTGGCTGGTTCATAGATTTGTCCAATGTCCGTCAAATGTGTGTATCTATCTATTAAGTCAGATGAAATGACATTAAAGCCATTCTTAACTAAAGTTCTGGATATGTTGCCTTTTCCGCAGGCTGGTTCCCAAATAAGAACATCTTTCTTGTCAAGATAATGACCTCTAAAACCATAATTTAAGAACGTTTCTACTGAATTAGGATGAGTACTGTAAAATTCGTGAGGTTGGACATCTTTTTCTTTAAATCGATGATTTTGTATGTATATGGACTTATTAGGTTTCACTAAGATATATTAACTATCTTAAGTTTGTCTAATATTTGGTCCATCTTTTTGTCTATGTGTTCTATCTTTATAGTTAATACAGCTACTTCTTTAGAAAGAGCTTCAATTTTATCACCATGCTTTTCTACTATAGTATCTATTCGCTTATGAGCAGATTCTGTACTCTTTTCTATTTGATTAACTCTGTTATCTAATTTTCCATATTGAGCGCCAAACTTACATAAAGTAAAGATGAATAATGCTATAGTAATTCCTAACGTAATAGCTGAAGAAATTGTAATTTCCATAATATAATTAGTACTATGTTTTACCAAAGTTCCTAATGAAAGAAGGCTTTCTTTTACAATAAGCTTTCCATGTTTCTAAAGGATCTTTTTGCCAAAATTCATCTTCTGTTATTGGATCTTCTAAGCAGTTACCAAGTTGAAAATGTCCACCAGGAAATTTCTTAATACAAAACTTAATTGCTTCTGAATCTATATCTATTCCATAAAGATCAGAAGTATCAATGAAAGGATAGGTTGAAAGAACAGCTACAAAAAGATTACCTTTCCCGCAACAGGGATCTAATATTGTTTGTTTGTATTTAAGTTTAAGGAGTTTAGCCATTTTAAGAGCTAATTTTTCTGGTGTATAAAAACTACCTTGGTCCTGTTGAGAAGTTTTATCAAGATAATATTCAGCTGATTCATATTTTATGACCATATATATTTTTCCATAGTCTCTAAAATAAGTTTTTTATCTTTTTCCCAACCAAATAAAGATAAAACATCGTCATCAGTTATTTCTCTTTTATATGATTCAAAATATGGAATACAATTAAATACTACATTTGTTGATGTCTTAAATAATAATTCACAAAATTTAATAGTTGGAAGTTGTAAATAATTATGAAAGTTTATCGCCTCTTTTTCAGTATCAAATTCAAAATATATTTGTCTTTCATTTTTTATCTTATTCACCAAATCATATTTTGGTGTAATTACATCATAAAAATCTTTTTTTCCAGGATTGCCATGGATTGGACTTAAGGCAATAACAAACTCTTTATTTATTTTGTTTTTTCTAATATCAATACCAAAATCTAATATACTAGTATGGTCTTTAAAAAATTCTTTATTTGAGATTACATATTTTTCAATATTTATATTTTCTTTTTGATACTTAAAACTATCTAAACAAAAATTATTTTTTATATTATTTCTAGATATGTGAAAAATTCCTAAATCCTTGGTAAAAGATGCGCCATCAAAATTTGCTAATTCTGCATTTATTTTAACGATATTTTTTATATTGCCTCTAAAATTATTAATCATTTTGTCATATTTGCTTGTTATTTTTTTATCTTGTGTTTTTTGGAATTTATCACAAGGCATTAAACTAACAATATTTTCAATGCCAAGATCATAAATTTTATTTGTTATCTCAATAAAGAGAGGTCTACTATCTTTTATATTTCCTGTATTATATGGCGGATTCATAATTACTGTATCAAATTTCATAGAACTTATTACCTTTATATTAAAATTAACTTGAAGATATTTTTTATGGTCTTCATTCCAAATATTCATAACATCAAATAATTTAATATTACATTCATAATTTCTCATATAAATATAAAAATCAAAATTTAATGTTCCAAAATTATCTTTTTTATTCAAATATTTTTCAAAATATTTATTAAAATCATTATTTTGAAGAGGATACTTCTTAAATACAATAGAACTCACAGCCCTCATTGCTTCATAATCTTCAATTGAATTCACACTTTTGAAATAGTCTTCAAAAAGATGTTCGTGCTTTAGATAAACAATAATCAATTTTCTTAAATTATTTTTACCAATAAACTTATCTAAAAGTTTACCATTAGTTAGTTTAAGAAGAAGCATCATATCAAGTACTTGTTGAGGACTTAAAACTTTTTCATCTTTTTCATTTTTTTCTTTAGATTCTTTAACACCTTTCTTTTTGTTAGTACTTTTTGCATAAGTCTCTCCAGTATCAAATAATGATTCAGCAATTTTGCTTGGTTTACTATTACTTAATCCCTCAATAAAATCAAGCTCGTGGATTAGCATATCAACTAATCCGCTTATTTGTGATTTATTGACGCCCTTGAAAAAATCTTCTTTATGTTTAATAATAAAATCTTTTTCATAATCAGGAATTGGCTTCCACATTCCAAACTCAACATCTAATCTACTAATTGATTCTAATTTACGAATTTCAAAATTTTGATTTGTATATGATTCAGCTAAAAGATTATTGATATTTGTAAGTGTAGGATTATATTCAAGAGATGCTCCTATCATTAATGAAGCTGATATGAAAAAGACAAATGATTCTTTCCCAGGAACATACATTGCAATTCTAGCATTAGACTGTTCCATTCTATTGATGCCCATGTTCTCTTGGTCGACTAACCAAATAAGATAGTTAACATTTTTGACACTTACACCACACATTGCTCGTGAGATAGTTACGAAGATAGTTTTGTCGCCATTTGCTTCATTGTCGATTAGTACTTGATTGACTACTTCCTCAAGTGATAGCTTTCGGTACTTGGCATCTATTTTAGTTCTCCAAGCTGCCGTCAAATCTACTGTCTTCAACCCAATAAATCGTTCAGTGATTTTGCATAAGTTAGTGGCGGCTTCTACACTCTTGACTACCACAAATGCGTTTTGCATTTTCTTATAGAATTGACTTTGTTTGTCAAAAAGTTTCTCTAAAAAGTCAGCTTGTTCGTGTGGCTGCAACTTTTCCATTTCAATTTCGTTTCCGTAATAAGTTAGGTGACACATACTTAATCGGGTACAGATTTTGTTTTGAATTAGTGTTTCATTTGAGATAGATTTAACATGAGTTGGGGCGATACTATCATAGATTTTAGCTGGAACATTTGGAGTACCAGTTACGAGAATGATCTCCTTGCCTAATTGTTGAAGAGCTGATGTGTACTTTTCGTGCCACACACCCCAGTGGAATTCGTCTAATACAATAGCATCATAATCTTGAGTGATTTCTAAAAGGTAATCTAATATAGTTTTGAACTGCTCATCATCACCAACAGCTGCGCCTATTCCTTGAATAGACTTAACTGTGAAATGCATATTGTGAAAATCGAAGAATTGGTTTGGTAATTTCTTCCACGCATCTTTTATCTCATTAGGCTTCCCACTTACTACCAACACATTAGTTTTATTTCTCTTCATTAAGTAATATGAAGTTGTGATTGATTTGCCACCCCGTGGAGGGATGAATAATGCCTTAATGTTGTTATCTTTCAAAGCAAGAAATGCGTCTATAATTTCTTTTTGATATTCTCTATCAGTAAAGCTAACAATGAGATAATCTTTCTTTTTCATTAAGCGAACATTCTTTTTGATGATTGTTTCAGGAAGTCCTTGAATGAAATATGAAATGATAATGTAATCGACAATACTTATGACAACATCTTTATCTTTAGATATGCTATCAGCTACAAAAACTTCTGGACTAAAATCGCTCGGTTTACAGTTTAGATCAACTAATATTTTATGAATTTTCTTATCTTGACCATGAACATTATCATCATTAATATGAATATCTTTAATATATTCTTGTTGGCCTCTACCTTTTCCTTTGGAATATCTACCTTCCCAACCATTTTTAGATTCACCTATATTGATATAGTATTTTGAAGAGTCCCACCATGATTCATAAATGTCCATTTATTTTCCTCTTATTATTATATAAGATGTCTGTTTCGTATCCACCAAATTAAGTCTTGAATCTTCCAAATAGTGAACTGAATTGTCAATACCGGAATTCCAATTATCAAATAGATTCCTAATATAACAAGTACTGCACCAAATATGTTCCATAATTCTAATAAGAAGTTGTTCACTTCAGTTAGTTGTTAAAGTGTACCATGGCTTTAATTGTCCACAAGCCTCAACATCACTCAAATATTCACCTTTAGCTAAAATGAAATTAGATCCTTTCCATTGCTCACAAGCATCTATCCACTTATCCCAGCATTTGTCCATTATAGAAAAGAATGCAGATTCTGGATTCCGTCTTTTAGCTCTTTCTATCCACTCATCTTTCAAACTAGAATGTGGGTGTACTACTAATGATTTAGATTCTATTCTTTCTAGGATAATGGGCAATGCATTTACGAACACAAAGTCAAATTTAGATTGTAACTGCTCAGCTCTAGCTATATAAGGATCTATCCATAATGATCCGCCACCAATAGACCTAGCCCAGTCATACATGTCTAAATCTATGCAGCTCACTCTGAAAAAGTTGTTAAGTACATAATGAGTCTTTCCGCTACAGCTAAAAACGGCTACTATTCTACCTTTCGACAAATTCGACATATCCAATAACACCTTTCAAATACTCAAGATAATTCTTATCTCTACACATACATTTTCCCGGACTATCACTAAGTTTTGCAACTGGTTTTCCATTAGCATAAGTCAACTTAAATACGATATTTAGCGGCTTTAGTAATCGACCAAAGTTGTTAGTTAACTTAGTTCCAATTCCAAATGCAACTTTTATCCGCCCACCAAACCAATTATTGATAATGCTTGCATTTTGAAAATCTAATCCATCACTAAAGACAATAGTTTTAGTTTTAGGATCAATGTTCAATTTCTCATAATGCTTAATGATCTTTTCGCCAAAGGCTATTGGATCTCCGCTATCATGTCGAACACCGTCGAACAATTTCCCATAGTAAGAATTAAAGTCGTGATTAAGAAAGTAGTCAACTCCTAATGTATCACTTAAGACTATTCCTAAATCACCTTTGTATTCTTCAGCCCATTGTTGTAGCATATATTGTTGTGAATTAGCAATAGTCACACAATCAAGAGCTTGTCCTAACATCATGTATTCATGTGCCATTGTTCCAATAGGAGTTATTCCAAACTGTTTGGCAAACATCACATTAGAAGTTCCAGAAAACATAAAGGCTGGAAAGTTCTCATTGTTGTGTTGTTCAAGGCATCTATTAATGACATATTCTTGCCAGCTTTTGCTAAAACGCCGCCTTGTTCCGAAATCACTAAAGTTGAACTTAACTGGCGAATCATCTAATACTGCTATTGAAGATTCTAATATGTCAATGCCTTCTTTGTTCAATGCGACTTTTTCTTCCTCAGACATTTGCTCAAACTTATAGTTGAAATAGACCTCATTGACAATGGCTAATACATAAATCTCGAACATGCTAACTGACCATATTGGACCAGTTGCTATTATCTCAAGAGCGCCTTCACCATCTCGACTAATAGTAATGTAATCTCTGTTCAGACGAAATAGTCTCAAGAACTCCAAGAAGCCCTTCGCCTCTCGCATATAGTAAATGTTGCGTATGTACTTAATCTCATCATCAGTAAAAGATAGAGTGCACAGATGATCAATTTGATTACGAATCTCCCTAACTACTTCTTCTGGCCAACCAATAGTATCTCGACATTTGAACTCGTATGTCGCATTGACATTTGGAAAGCGAGAGAAGAAAGTTCGCATCATTGACAATTTGTACATGTCAGTATCTAATAACGAAGTGATGATAAGTCTTTTCATACATAATCCTTATAGTCGTGTATCATAATTCCAACAGCCATCATATCTTCAATGGCTTGCTTGCCGTGCTCTGGGTTGACAGCAGCAATAGCATCTTTGATAACAGTCACTTTGTTCCTTGTGATTAGTCTAGCTGCAATCGCCGTTTGTTTGACACAGTAATCTGTAGCATAACCACATATGATAATTTCTTGAAGAGGGTTTCCAGGTGCAGCACTTGCTTGCTGCAGCATTATTCCATGAGGTGTGTAGTCATGATAGCCAGCTTGACCTTCATGTACATATTCAAATACACTATAGCATTCTCGCTCAGAGTCATATCCTTTCTTCATAATAGCATGAGCAAGGTGACCTTTAATTGCTTCACAATATCCAGTGTCTCCAGGTTCTTTCCATTCACCAAAAATTTCTGCTCCCCAAGTATTTTGTACACAATGATTAGGCCACATTACTTGACTGATAAACTTACTACCTTGATATGTCTGTTTCATTGTAAAGAATTCTGTTCCATGTGTAGACGCAAATGATATATGATTTTGTGGATGCCAATCTTGTGTGATTATCTTATAGTCAATATAGTCACTTGCTAAAAGTGCATTAATAGGTGCAACCGCATTCATTGCGCCTTTTATGCTTAATGCACCATCCGGGTGAACAAAATCGTTCTGTGGGTCAACCACAATCAATATTTTCATATTATACTTCCTTTAGCCTTAAGGCTATTACCTTAAATGTTTTTTCATTAATACGAACAAAATTAAATGTTACTATATTAGGTACTTCTTTAATATTGTTAATGAACTCATAACACTCTTCTTTTGTGCCACTTACTTCCCAAGATTCAGTCATTATAGTCTCCTTACTATTTCTATAACTAATTCTTTCTTATATTCTAGATTAACTAGGAAGTTAGAAAGTTCTTCTCTTAAGTCATGCTGTTCTGAAAGAGTTCGACTATAATCATCACTGCAATCAGCACAGAACATTAGATATTTGAACTTAGTCATCCTTTCTTTTAGTTCATCCGTAATCTGAATTTGGAAAGCTGATTCTAACTTTTTAGCTGCTTCTAATCCTAAATATTCGAACCGTTCTTTTTCTGTCATTATCGTCTCCATAAAAGAGCTGCCCTTTCAGGCAACTCATTCATTATACAGTCAATCCAACTGCGTGGTTGACAAGTTTCTTCTTATCTGTTGTTCCATCCAACTGCATATTGAAAGCTACATCCAACCGTTTCTTAAAGTCCGGGCCAGGTTTCAACCCCTCAGCTATCAAATGAACTCCAGTCACTATTGGCTCTGGCAGTACTTGACCAAACTGTTTCACCAAGTCAGTCACACACTTATCAAAGTCTATCATATCTTTCGTATTAGGTACACCATTCGATGCAGCAGTTCCCAAAGTATCACAAGCAGACAAGTTGAACAGTAAGTGAAAGTCTTTGCTTCCCAACAGTCGCCGTATCTTATGTACTTTCTTCATTTTCGGCAAATCATGAGCATTCATGTGCCGGCGAACTAAAGAAGCAACTCGATCAACTATCTCAGAAGGGAACCGCATCCTCACTAGTATCTCTCTAGTCAGATCAGCACCAACTGTATCGTGATTTAGAAAGCGGCTACTACCATCAGTTTTCTTCTCACGGCAAAAAGGCTTTCCAATATCATGCAACAAAGCGGCCAACATTAGAACCAACTTCTCATTGTCATCTGCCAACGGAGCATCGAACTTACCAACTTGTCCACCACAAACTACATCATTTGCTGCTTGAAATACGAACATAACATGGGCTAATATCGTATTGCCGAAAGGCTTCATTGTCTCAGTGTGCCAAGAGTTGTTGTGTGCCTCGTGCAGTCTTGCGGTCTCAGGAATTAGCATCTGCATTATGTTCAACTCAAACATGAGCTTAACTGTTTCAAATGCAGAAGGACCAATTAGCAACTTACTCAGCTCAGCAGTGATCCGCTCCTGACTCACACCAGAAAAGCTGCAGCCATTTAGCACGAACTTCTCAATGGCCTTCATTGCTGCCTTGTCTAAAGTGAAGCTCAGTTGACTCATGAAGCGAAAAGCACGTAAGATCCGCAACTTGTCTTCGGTGATTCTGTCTATTGGGTTACCAACAAAACAGATCTCCTTATCATGAATGTCAAGAGTTCCAGCAAATGGATCTCTCATTATCTCCTTAATAGGATCCCAAGCCATCGCATTCATTGTGAAGTCGCGCCGTGCTAAATCTATCTCAATGTCACGGACAATCTCTATACCATCCGGCCTGCGACCATTTCCGCCAATATCTTTTCTATACTGGGCGATCTCATAAGGAATGCCATTCACAACAACGGCTGTTATTCCAAAAGCCTCACCAATTTCTAACACCTGAAAATCTGCAAAGATGCGCTTAATGTCAGCAGGTGATGCATTGCTTGTCAAGTCAATATCGTGAGGTTCTTTACCCATTTGAAAGTCTCTGACTGCTCCACCTACTACATAGCACTCAAAGCCATTAGAGTTCAGACGGCTAGCAATCAGATTAACGTTTGCATTTTTCTTCATTATATGTTCCCAAGATAGAAAACGTTGGGGTACCTCTTAATCTTTGTCTCGAAGAAGGGGTCAACGTTCTTTCCAAAAACGAGATATTTGTTCTCGTCCTGGATTTTGTTAAGTACTATTTCAACCTGTTTGCCAGTGAGCTTCAAAGTTTTGGCTATGATGTTTCTGGCGTTGCAGATTCCAATAATCTCCCTGTTTCCTACCGGGCAGTAGCCTTTCTCATTGGAAGCCCAAAGTGTGAATTCACGTTGTGGCTTCTTTTTGTTGACGGTTCTGACAGTCTTTTTCACTTTGTACCTCCTATTGGTTACTCATATATTATATAAGATTTGAAGATTAGTCGTTCAAAACTTAACTAAATACTATGAATGCTAATTTGTTCAACAAAATTCATGGATCTAATCTAAAAGAGGCTCGAGAGCCGAAAGAAGGCGAAATAGCTTCAAAAGATGGAAAACGAACATATATAGAATCCCATGATGCTGCTGTTCAACGATTCGGTAGTAATGTACCTGCTAAACCAGAAGGTTATAATACTGTCTATGATAATGTTAGAGGAGTTTGGGCTCCTAATAATGATGTAGAGGGCTACGGATATGAAGATGCTTGTCGATCAATCATGCAATCATTGCCACAAGGTTCTCCAGAACGACAACAAATGGCTCAACGCATTCAGTCATTACGAAGTAATGAGCGCACTTCAAGTTGGCTTAACATATTCAATGATCTATCAGGAGTCAATCAAAATAGCACTCGAAATTATGGAATGAATGCTGCCGGCAATCAAGCTGAAAATGATGCTATTGTTGGTGGAGCAACTGCTGAAGAAGCCAGACGTGCTGGGAATTCTGCGGCATGGGATCAAGGGATTAAAGGTTGGGCTACTGGAACAGCAGGATTAGCTGCAGGTATGGCAGTTGGATATGCTGCAGTATTTACATTACCAGCGTTATTAGCAAAAGCTGGTCCACTATTAGCAAAGTTTGGTATTAGATTAGGTGCAGAGGCTCTTAAGAAACTATTTGGAGAATTAGCATCATTATTCCAAAGTCTATTTGCTGACAATCCAGAATTAGATCCAGCTAATCAAATGGCAGATAACTTTCTGCAGTTTGATGTTAAGAACTTAGTCACTAAGGCACAACAGCAACAAGATGCTTATTCTAAAAGTGTAGCCACTGCACTATCACCATTAGCTAATAGAAAGAATGATGCAATCAAAGAATCTGTTCTTAAAGAAGTTGGTTGGTTGAATGCTGCTAAAGCTATTGGTAGTGGAATTAAGAATGTTGCGGGGGCTGTTGGAAATGCTTTAGGTGGAAGTGAGCAAGGACCAAATGAGACACTTAAACAACAAACTAACAATGGCTTACAATTTGATGTCAATAATCTATATCAAAAGACAACAATGGTGAAGACTAAATACTCACAAGAGTTAGAAACAGCAATGAAAAGCCTATTACAAGGAATGCAAAATTAGGAGAATGAAATGAAAACATTTGAAGAGATATATCGGCTAAATGAAAAAGAATTACCGACAACTATTAATCACCCAGCAATGAAAACTCTTAAACTTAAAGGATATAAAATGGTTATATTACCACCTGAAAGTGATCGTGAATTACCTGATGTACATGGCATACCTGATGATTGTATCGCCTATGGAAGAGGTGGAGTATTAGGAAGTCAACTTTGGATGGAGGGCGGAACTCAAGGATCAAAAGTTGGTCATAGAGACGGAACTAAAGATGGCTTCTATTGGGGAGCCAAAGAAGAGTCAGATGGTGGAAAAATTTATGTTCGAGGAAGAGCTGGAGTATCTGAAAGAGACCTTGCTAAAATGGAAATTCCAATTGTTAATTGGATTAGTGCAAAAGTTCCGAGAGTGTAATGGACTATAAGATCGACTGGTCAATACAAGATGGAAAACTCGATTATGATGTCGGACGAATAGTCATATATGATGGTCGAGCTGTCAAAAGTAATGGACCGAGTAGAGATCATAATGACTTAATAACAGCATTAGCAGCTAAGTATCGTTACAAAAGATCAGACGTTGCAGGAAATGCATATCGTTACTATTGGAGACCAACTAGAGGTAGATACATAATCATTAGCCCAGTTCGTAAAATAGACGAAAACTGGTGCTATGATCATAATGAGCAATTTAATATGATAATTGATGAACTATTTTAACTAACTAATAACACAAACTCCAATTAGTGTTATATGTAATAGGAGACATGATGGAAAGACTACGTGAAAGTTACACATTTGAATTCAATCAATATACTCGTCTAACAGAACAACAAGTCCAAAATTTGAACATTAAACCTCGTCTCACTGAAAATCAGCTTACACTTAATGAAGTACTCTCTGCTGCTAAGCAAATAAGATCAACATTACAAGAAAAAGATCAACAAATGTTAGATCAGATATTAGCGCAACTTAGAGAAAAAGGCTTTGAGAACTCATTTAAGGTGTGGAAATTACCTATTGGAAAGTATGGTAATCTAAATGGTAATAAGCGAGTCTATCCTCGCAAATTGTGGGAGAACGTAAGGGACAGACAACATTCTACATGGAAGGGCTTCTGTGGCTTATGTGATCATCCAGTAGCTGATAATGATCCTGGTGAGTTCAAAAATCAAGCCGTTATTTGGCACAATATGGACGTTGGCGATGACAATACTGTCTATGGTTATTGTTCGTTCGTTGGTCCTTATGGTCATTTAGCCCAGGAAATTTTAGAGCACGGTGGGCGAGTTGGTACATCATCATCTGGATTTGGTGATGTTGATCCTGTCACAAAGACAGTAGATCCAGAGACATATGTAATTGAAAGATTAGCAGACTTGGTGTTGAATCCATCTCAGGGAACATTTGGAACAGGCGACTGTCCTCATACACCTGCAGAGTTCTTAAACAATGTACATCAAGGAGCAACAATAGAATTTGGTAAGCAGCAAAGCGGAGTAGTTCGTGAAGCGGCTTCAACAATATTAAGGAGAAAAAGTATGGCAGATCAAATGAAGTATGATGCAGCTGCTCAACCAGGGCAACAGCAACAACAACCTGCCGCTCCAGCACAGGGTGGCGCACAGCAACCCGCTAATGGGCAGGCAGCAGGTGCGGCACCAGCACAACCACAAGGTGCGCAACAACAAGTACAGGAGAGTATGAAAGTGTCAACAACATTAACAAAAGTAGAAGAAAAAGCATTTCGCAAATATGTGCAAACATTCATCGATGATGCTAATAAGTTAGACAATCCTATTCAAAGACTTAATGAATGCGTTGACATTCTTAATTGCTTTGATGAAGGTAACTGTCCTGACTTACGAGAAGCACTTGAAAAACAGTTGCTTGAAGAAAAGGGCAAGTTAGAACAGCTTGTAGAAAAAGTCGTATCAACTGAAAAAGACTATGATATGGACATTGGCCAGTTCAGAGAAGCAGCTGAACGAAACACAGCAGCTGGCCTCTTACTCCAAGAACAGGTAACTGACTATAAAGAACTTTGTGACGGATTAGCAAAACGAAATGTCCAACTTAGAGAAGAAAATGACAAACTCAAAAAGAAGCTCAACATTAAAGATAAACTTTCTGAGAAACGAATTATGCAGATGAATAAGACTAATGTTGACAAATCATCTGAAGTTGAATCATTGCAAGAACAAGTAGAGACACTAGCTGAAAAGAACGAACGACTTATCGAAAGAGTTAGCAAATTAGCAATGAGCAACAAAGAGTTTGAGAAAGAAAACGATATGTTAACTAACAAGCTCAAAGAAGCTGGAAACATAATGAAGGGAGTTAAGCAGCGCGATACTGTTAAGCTTCAAGAATCACAAAAGATAGAAGGCGGCATTGTTCAACTTCAAGAACGCATTCGAGAATTAGAAGCTATTAACAAAGAGATCGAATTGAATTACGATGCACAGTCTAAACGCTTTGACAAACTTCAAGAAGATTTCGCAGCATACAAGCAAGAAGTTAACGATACATATAACCCAATAGCTAGAATGCAGCCAAAGTTTGAAGAACGTGTTGGCAAGTATCTCAACTTACGAGAAGGAAAAGGCGCTGAGGTTGAAGCATATTGGAATGACTTAAGCAAACGATACGGCGAAGTTATCACACCATTTGAACAACAAATCAGAGGGGCTAAGACACTCCGAGAAGCAACTTCTGCTTTCTTAAAGTACAGAACTTCTATTGATTCAGACTTTGCAGTAGCTCAACCACAAGAACACGCTTATCGCAATCGAGAAGAAAGAGCGCGCTTATATGAATATCAAGGCATAGTCAACCCAGTAACGTCATATCAAGAAAGTTCAACAGAACAAAAGAATGAAGAATTCTTGAAGCAGCTACGTGCATCAGGGTTACAATAATAAGGAGCATAAGATGGCAAGATTAAACGAAGCAGCAACAGGCAATATAGACAAACTATATGGACAAATAAGCAAAGCGTCTTCTGCCATTCAGAAAGCTCAATCTGCTTTAATGGATGCAGCCGACGAAATGGATGCTATTTTAGTAGAAGCAATGGCAATAGGCGGGAAGGTTGCTGAAATAGTTCCTTCTCACGTTAAGACACATATTGCTAAGCTAACTGAAATAGCAGATGGACAATTAGGACCTATCATAGAAGGTGACTCACAATCTGCACTTAATAAGTTGCAAGACTTAATCGGTAGTATTCCGTATCGAGACATAAGACCACAGAGCGCAGAAGAAAGACGAGGAACTCTATCAATGCAGCCTAATTTAGCAGCTGGACCACAAAGTGCAGTAGCTAGGGAATCTCTTGAGGATTTCTATAGGAGCATTTTGCAAAAGGACACAAGATCATATAATGATAATTCGCTTAGCTTTGACAAACTACGAGAGTCAGAGGTGTATGGTCATCAATATGAAACAGATATGATGGACGCAGTCAACATGAGAATGGCAGCTCCATTACAAACTAAACAGATACGAGAACAAGCTCGAGCTTCTGCTGAAGACGCAATGTTCGAAGATACAGATTTAGAACAACTCACTGAAGGTCGATTAGACTTTAGCAGCATAAAAGCCTTTGGTGGAAATGATGGAATGCCAATTAAGTTTGATGCTTTAGGAAGCGGAAGTCATATTGTTGGAGACGGGGTGAAATAATGCCTAAAGAAGGTTTGACCACATATTTACGACAAACATATAGCTTATTGAATGCTATTTGGGATGAGAAAAGCAAACCCGCTCGTGAGAAACTAATTAGAACAGCAATGAATAAAGTTGGCTATGCACTTGAAATAGCAGAAAAAGGAGAACCTATGAATGAATCAAAGAACTCTACATATGAAGCTATGTATGAGAAAATCAGGCCGGCAATGAATACTAAATTGTCTTTTAAAGAATACAAAAAATCAGCCCACCCTAGAACATTTAATGAGATGTTTGGTGAAGGCGGAGACCGCTTAGCTGAGAATAAGACATATGAACAAATCTATCGACAGCGCAAACTTAAAGAAGGTATATATGGACCAAGCGGTAACAATATTGGTTCATATGAAGATCTTTCTCAATATGATACTATAGTCAGATGCGCTCAAGAAATGATTTCTTGTGGTTGTGAAGAAGACAAAGTACGATACGTATTAGATGCTTTTGGATTAGACGACTCAGAACTAGAAGACATATTGGCTAAAGCTAATAACAAGTATAGATGGGATGATGATGTTGAAGATGATGATTTTGAAACTGAATGGGATGATGCTTATAGTAAAGACTTTACTCCAGATAATTAAACAACAAGGCCGCTATTTAAGCGGCCTTTTCTATTAGAGGTACTCTCCAGCAGAGTCAACTGATACCATAATTGCTGGGTCTGTTAAAATAAGTTTGGTGCCCTTATCTTGTGCGACTATGCGAATATGCCACTCTCTTCTAGCGATAATAGCTTTTACTTCACAGTCTATAATAGTAATATCTGGCCATTTAGCAGCGGTCTCTTCATAAATGATCGCTTTTACTGATTCTTCATTCTCTACACTAAATGTTACTCTATCATTTAGAGCCATATCAAATAGGCCGCCGAATAATGGGGCTCTTACATAATCGTATCGTCTAGATTGTAGCCATAGTCTATATGCATTTAAGATAGCATAATCACTATACAATATCATAGAGCGCGTCTTTGTTGTCCAAGGATCATCTTCTGGTCGTTTTATGTCATAATCTATATCAACATAATTGATAGCATTATTGAGATTGTTGTTAAGTCTCTTTATGTTCTTCGCTAGTAGGCTCTTGATCGCCATTGTTTCTCCTTATTTGATTCCAAGACTCTGATCTATTTAGACACGCTGATCTAAATATGATTCTGTAACATTCTTTAGCATTTGTAGCTGGACATTCTCCACACATTGGCTTATCAAAAGGTGCATCCTTTTGCATTGCTATAGCTTGTTTCACTTTGAGTTCTATATCTGCCATTAGGCCTATTCCTCAAGTTCTAACTCCGATGCAGCGTCACTTGCTCGTGCACTAGCTGTTGAGACCTGTCCAGTTGTTCTAGCTCTAACTGATGTATCTACTCGTGTTACAGTACCACTTATTTGTATCGTACCACTTATAGTATCACTTAGTATGTCCATTATCATACCAACTTTCCCGCCATTTATGATATGAACTTCTGATGTACTTTCATTACGAATTGTTAGTCTAGCCCCTATTCCTGTTCGTATGACTGAATCAGAACGCAGTCTTTGGTCTCTTGTTATAGATTCCCATTTGTTGATAGTAACTTCTTGATCAACTCTTCCAGTTACTTCTGTGACGACATATTGTGCCCACGAAATAGATGCTATCATGATCATTGCTATTGCTAATATTGTCCTTTTCATTATCTCCTCCTTTTATCCTATAGCACCTTCAGATGCTTGATAACTCGTTGCTGCTCTAGTAATACGAAGTTTTTCTAATAATGAAGTACCGTCTCTTTCTAAAGCATCCTGAATGAATCCTTCTGGATTCCAAGTTAGTATTGTATCTTTATCTCTATCTAATGATTGAACACCTTGTTCAGCGGTTCCCCAGATTGATGCACTTTGGCCTAAGCCTATTTCATCACTGTATGCCCACTGTACTCTACCGCATTTGTAACGAACACTTAATGCTTGATCATTTTGATCTGAGTTATAGTCAAATGTCATATCTGGCAAATCTAATGGAATAAGTCCACCAATATGAAATGCCATTATTGGTTGTACTGTTGGTGTTTCTATCAAATATTGTTTTTCTTCTCTAGAATTTACATAATGATAGGCTATTACTAATAATTTTCTAAATTTACCTTGAACACCACATCTTAATACATCATATTGTCTATTGTACCATCTAGCATACCAGTCTAAATGATACTTTTGAACTGAATGATAAACGTCTTCAACCCATTCAATATTTACTTCTTGTGTAAAATTAGCATTCTTAAAGATAGGTGCTCTTAATACATTATTTTGATCGATTTCCATTTTAGGCATTGGTATTGTGATTTTACGAATACGATAAGCTGCATTATAGAAAGCTTTTTCTTGTGCTGTACCTTCTGATGCTTCGCAGAAATAACCAGCCCAGAATAAGTTTTGAGACTGTGGTTCTAAATCATAGAGATAGTCTATTGCATCTGATTGAAAGCGATCTAAAACATCTTTAAATTGTGATAAATCTATTTGTCCAGACCTATTTGAACTTTCTCTAAATTCTTCTAATGCCATAATAATTAGTTAGATTGTCCATAGTACCATTCTTGATATGATTGTCCTGCAAATGAACGACTTAATATAGTTTCATCCATATTACGTAATTCAAAAGAATCTTTTAACTCATTTCCATCAAATAGTGCAGTTTGATTTATTCCATGTCTAAATTGTCTATCTATTTTGATGCATCGTTTGAAAAGAAAAGGAAATGACATTTCTTGAATAGTACTGTCTTCTCTACCAAATGTTAGACCTTCTGATTGACCTAAGAATGTAACATCTTCAAACCACCATAATGGTAACTCTTTAGATTGTAATCCAGCAAAACTTTTTACTAATTCGTTGGATGAAAAATACCAAGGATTATTTGCTCTATATTTTAAGTATTCTACATCAGTATTGTTCATTAATTGTTGATGTTTAATAATGATGTCTAATCTAATTTGTTTTGAAATAACACTCTCTCTAACTATATTATTTGCAGTTAACGGAGCAAATCCTATAGGATATCTATTATTAGTTGACAAATTATTAAAGATTACTTTATTGTTATTAGATAATAAATTAAATACACTCATAAAGAAAAGAGGTTCATCTAATAGTACTTTAAGTTCAGCTTTACGCTCATATTTGACTTTAGAACGAACTTTCTTAACTGTTTCATACCCAACTTTTAGTTCAAATGTATCAGATTCCATTTGTGGAACTGTAATTGCAGCCGTTCGTACCATAAAGATATTACCTGTACCAACCACATTATTAGTTCCACTTTCTTGATGACGAAGACCTTGTAACATGCTACTTTCATATAGTTCATCAAAGAAATTAGAAAAAGCACCTTTATTGTCTTCTCTAGAACAAACTAACATGACATCAAACATGTGTTTCATAAAATCTGGACCAGAGTTCAATATAGCCTCTGCTGCAGCTGAACGTCTATTTGTCAATTTAGCTAAAAGATTATCCTCTGCGCTATTATCTGGATTAGTTGGTTCTGGTTCTAATTCTAATAAGTTGCGTCTATAATCTGCTATGACTGGAAATTGTGTTACTAATGGTAATTGTTCATTGTGTTCTATATATGGTTCATCTGGATAAGCTTGTTCTATTGTTTCAATAGAGGGAATATTGAATGGCTCTCGTTGAGCATCCAAACCCCAGTTATGACTTTCGTTTTCTGTAACTATTGAAGTTTCATAAGCTTCACGTAATGAATTGATTGCCAATAATAATGAAGGATGTTCTTGAACTAATCGTGTATTAACTCTAACAGATTTTCCAGTAATGGGACTATATTCTGTAACATATTTGCCTAGAGGATATATTGGCAAAATTGTTCGTATTGGTTCCATTTCAGGACTTTCAAATGGAAATCTACGATTAAGATATGGTCCTCCAGGGCCGATACTAAAACTTTGTCTAGTATCTCTAATATTAGGAGTTCGTCTTACTCTTCTGTCTACTTGTTCAAATCTTTTATTTAGGCCTTGAGCAAAATTTTCACCCTCTGCCATATCACCGTCTTTCCAGTCATCCCAACCACTTGTAAGTTCTTTTCTTAAGTTTGCACCAACTGCTTTTGTTTTAGCAAATGGATCCATTAAGTCAAACTTTTCATTGGGATCATCTGGGCCCATAGCCCATGGAAAAAGTCCAGTAAATGTTGCATCGTGTTTCCATCTGTATTGTGCTAGTGCTCCTTCACCTGTTATAGTTGCTGTTATCCAGTTTGGAAAAGGCCGTAATCCCCAATAACTTTCTAATTGTTCATCCCAAAAATCTAATATCTCAGTTGCTGCTTCTTTAAGCTTATCTTCCTCTTCTTCTAATTTCTTCTTATTTGATTTGAATAAGTCTTTAGCATTATCACTAAAAAGCTTAGCTATTGTTTCTCTAATTGCAGCGCCTTTTTCATTGGGCGCCAATCCAGATGGCAAACGATCTCCACCACCAACTAGATATGGATCATAAAAGCTATCTGCTTGATAAGCTGTCGTATAAGTACTACCTGGTTTCCAAATTTCTTTAGCTGCGTCTGCTAATCCTCCACCAATACCTCTTCCAAATACACTTCCCCAATCTGCAATTTCTCTACCAACTGGAACTAAAATTTTATTCCATGTCCATGACCAAATTGAATTTGTATTAACTTCTGGTTTTAGAATTTTTATTTCATTATTTATTGTATTATTTACTGGCAGAAGTTTAATAAATAAATTTTCTGGTGATGATGGAATTGTTGGCTGAACTTGAGTAAAGTCAATTTCCTGAAAAATGGATAACTCAGATGGATCAAAAATATTAATAATTGAATCTGATAATTCTTCGTGATTATAGATAATAACTGGATTAAGACTAATATCAGATGATGGCTGTCCGCCAGCCATTATTGGAATAGGAAGAACATTAATCATTAGCTTCTCCTTTTCCAATCAAATAGTTCAGCAATAGCTGGAATTTGTGGAATGCCCCATTGTCTTCCTCGTGGGCTATCAAACATACTAAAATCTCTATTACCTTTTCTTACAGTATTAGTTGTTAGTTCAAACTCAGATACTTCATATGGTTCATAATTAGGCGGCCCACTTAATTCTTGAGTTAGTTGATGACATCGTTTGAAGATAAAGTTAACAGTTATCTCTTGAGTACTTTCTCCTTCTCGTTCATAAGTTAACTTATCAGAAAGTCCTAATATGCGAACATTTTCAAAAATAAAATAAGGTAAAGCTCTTTGCTGATAATTAGGATTAATCCAGTTAGATAAATGAACCATTTTAATGACAAGACAAAATTCAGAATCTTTTACATTATAGTTCATACCTTTACTATGTGTTGGCCAAGATTTAGCTACTGTCTTTAATACATGGCGCCATTCTAATGATGTATTATTTGCCTGCACTGCTTTCATATAAGGATGATAATCTTCATGAGTTGGAAATGTTTCATCAATACCGTTCTTATGTCCTGCTAATTCATTGATTTTATCAAGCCATATTAAATTTTGGTCTAACCGTAATGTAAATGATGTTTGATTGTTGATTGTTTTTGTTGATTTCGGTTTTCTAATTTCTGTTTCTAAAAAAGGAATCGAATAATCATCATTAATGATATTAGGAACAGTAATTTGTCCTATGCGAACAGCAAATCCTCTACGACTAAGAATATATTTCTCATAGGCTGTTATCCAGTCTGATTCTGTATCTGCACTTGAAAGAAGTTCTTCAAATGATTTAGGATCATTATCAATATAATTCCACATAAAAAAGGCATCAAATTTATGTTTCATAAAATCTGGTCCAATAGCTTGCATTAAAGCCCACGGACTCCCTGTTGGAACATCTCCATCAAATCCCATAGAAGCAGCTTGTCTAGTAGAATGATCTAATGGATGTGGGAAAACACTATCACTAAAGCTTGTTCCTTTACCAACTATCGGATTTAACGATTGATCTCCTCTTCCATTATCATAAGGTTTCCATTTGTGTCCAACTGGTTTCTTATTATGAAATGGAGTATCTGGATTACCAGAAGCTGCATCATATATTTCAGTATTAAAGTCATTTATGTACATAAGCATCGAATCTTCAATGCCTGGCCATACTGGCCAATAAACAAATTCGTCATCATCATTCAGTTTGACTGGTTGATAATAGTATCCATTTACTTTATATAAGTGTTCTACGTCTGAAAGAGAGACCTTTTGACCATTTTGATACTTCGCTAAAAACTTTTCTAATGGTTCATTTTCTGGTGGTTGTTTTGTAAATAAATTACGTAATCGTTTTGCATTGTCTGCGCTGTCAAAAAAGTCGCCTATAATATTGTCTACAACATTCATAGCCATATCTTTCATTTTATCCCCAGCTTCTTTTAGACCATCAGTAAATGCATCCCACTCTGACTTTGCTCCACCATCTGCAAATAGACCAGTGACATATATTGGTTGATCAAATGCTAAGTTATCTCGATTCCATATCTCAAGCTTTTCGTTTCTAGGTCTGTTCATACTGAGGATATTGATAGCCCTCTTACGTTGAACTGGCCTTTGACCTGAGAACTTTTTGACTATCTTCTTAATACCCCAAATTTCTTCTTCTTCGACTATTACTGGATCTTCATTAACGTCTAAGGCATTAAGATATGTGAGTTCGCTATTAGTTGGACTAATTGGTATTTGATCTGTACTAATGTTTATGCCTTCAAATAGTTCAGAACTAGGAATATCGTAGAGAACAACAAATGGCTCATTAGATTCTATTTGAGGGAATGCATAGGACTGTACTAATTGATCTTGAGATACGATAGCCATAATAATTAGTTTGGGAACTAATTAGGCGGAAAGTCTGTTCTGTAATTCCAATTCAAAAAGGTGCAATAGATCGTATTCTTTCTTGTTAGGTGTGATATATCGCAGGAACATTGGTCTGACATGTTTGTTTTTGCTCTTTCGTAATAGAATGAAGATATAGAACATCAACTTAAAGCGCAACGTTTCATCATCAACTTCTTTATTGAATTCTTTAATGATAGAGCCAACTACTTCTTTAAGTTCGACTCTGTCTATAAAGTCTCCGGGATTATCAGCTATGTTGTTATAGATAGATTCAAATCCAATACGCTTTTGCATATCTTCTAATTCGAGATTAGTATCTCCAACTATATTATGCAACGATATATGACTATCTTCTTTAGAATGTTTGTATAGCGTTTCTAACACCTTCGGATTGATCATACCAGCGAATGACGCGCCTACATGATAGCCAGGTCGGTATATGTACTGACTCATGAAAGCGAGGGCTGTTTGAGTGGCATCATCATCAACTTCATCTGGATCTCGATAGCGATTACTGCCTTTTATCTTCTTAAGTATCAATGACTTAGAGTATCGTTGAACTAAAGTGAACATATCTGACCAAATACGTTGCTTTTTAGCTTCGTTCTTTTCTTTGTAAAATGCAGCTTGCTTGAGAAAAAGCTGCTGTTCTATTTCTGGTTTGAGTTCAAATTCTCCATACCATTCTGTTCCATGATCTGATAATACTATTGGTACTTTCTTTGCATCATCATACTTAATCGGCTCCATAGATCTCCTTTTTTAGTTGTTTGATAGCGAGCTCTTCTAAGAACTCACGACCAGCGTGTTTCAATACTTCTAATTTTTCTTTATATTGAACATATTTCTTATATTCATCAAAAGCTGCTCTGATACACTCTTCATGTGTAAATTGTGTGTTGTCTCTTGCTATATCTATTAAACAGCTCAGAGTCTCAATAGTTACATCTTTTCGTATTATTGATTCTCGATACATATTAGTAGCCTTTTCTTTGAATGTAGTTTTATGTTCTGGTGAATCTCGATATCCGTCTTCATTATCATTACCACCCGACACATAAGAATCTGGATTAAACAAAAACTTAATAAGAGTATCTCTGTTCTTAAAACACTCATTAGATATAGACTGATGATCAATATAAGCATCAAAATATTTTCTGTCATACACATTTAATTGTGTCACTATTTCACCACAATGAAGATATTCTTTTAGAACATCAAATAACATAAACTGATTATATGAATTATCATCAGCCTTTTTGCTAGTTTCTACTATGTAAATTTCTCCATCTGCATATTGTGCTTGTAATAATGCCCAACATAACTTGTCTTCAAAACGATCATACATTTTGTATTCCCAACCAAACTGATAATGCGGCTTATCTAAATCATTAGGAATGGATAACGTATTATATATAGTATTTGTTATTAAGTATTTTTCTGGAATTTCAAGTTTGTCATTATAATTAACTACAATGAATGAACTACTTGAACTATTACTAACAAAACTATTTCTAATTTTCATCTTCTTTCTCCAATATTACTAATGATGCAAATACTATCTGTGTGTAAAACTTAGCCCAATTTGATGTACCTGTTGCTTGACCAACTCCATATGATCCAGAACTCATTCGTTCTATTGACTTAATATTCCAACCTTGATCTAATAGTATATTTAATTTGTCAACGTTAGAATCCCAACCTTCATTATATGATTGGTACACTATAAATATTTTAGTTTTCATGCTTTTTGCCTACATTTTCCACCACAAGCTTCAAAACCGTCTCCCTCAATAATGTCTTTATAAGAAATACCAATTTTTGAAGATATTCTATAAAGTCAAAATTATTCATACATGTACAATAACTTAAAACATCTTTATTATTTTTAACTAAAACCCAAGGATCTGAATCAGCATATTCTTCACCACTATTTTTATGGTCTTTAATTAGCTTAATTTGCTTTGGTGATAAGTTCTCCTTTTTAAGAACAAAAGAACTGCTAGAGCTGTTGCTAACAAAACATAGACGTATTTTCATTATTTCTCCTATAATAGTATATTAACAATAAAAAAGCTCTATCCAAAGATAGAGCTACTAGATTCTCAAAAAATTATTTTAATTAACCAGATTAAATTTTATAAGTATAACTTGCTGTTAGAATCTAAAAACAAGACGCTCTATAAGATAGCCGAAGCTATTTGTAAGTGTCGAAACTTACTAAATTTCATTAAAAATTAAAATTATTACCAGATTGTATAATTTGCTGTAAGCGTCTTAAAATCTCCTTTTTATAATAACACGATACGTCTTTGCTTCAAAATTCCAAGTATTTTTGCTTTAAGTTTTGCTGTATGTACCGTAAACTAAAATTCTAAAATCACGATGCATTTTTAACCATTGTAATAAATGCTGTTAGCACCGTCTATCTATATAACGTTCAGAGCCGGTAAGGGAGGTGAACAACCAGCTCTTACTTGTTATTTAGTTATATTAACACGATTGGTTTGTACCTTTCGCTATTTAATATCTCCAATAAGGCTTGATATGGATCAAGAGTTCCACTCATCACCATTTTGATTAAGTTGATGCTAAAGCCGCTCACTAAAGCTACTCCGCATTCGTTTTCTACAACAGGAATTGCTCCAGTTCTACTGTTCACATTCCAAAAGATCAAACGTGGAAGTTTGTAACCTAAGTTAGCATACTCGTTTGCTATGTGTTGAAAAAGCTTGACATCAGTTCGACCAGTACAAGCATCGAATTCCATATCTGAAATGATCAAAACGTTCTTAATCATTTCTTCTTGTGTCATTTTAGCTTTTGCAGCTGTTCTTAATATCAACTCAAACACGGCTTGTATGTTAGTATTAGCAACTTCATTATGTTCGAGTGCTATCAACATTTTACCTAAGAGTGACTGAGCGCTTGAAAAGTTGATCATTTGTGGTCGTTCACTGAAAGTAATGTACTTATCTTTGAAGTCACCAACATTGTGTTCGGCACAGTAGATAGCCAACGCATTAGCTATTTCTAAAGCCTGAGCTGAAGTGCCTGGAATTGTTGTCATCATTGATCCACTTCCATCTGCAACGACTAAAGTGTCTCGCAAACCATATTCTGGCAATGCTTTCCACATAGCTTCAATAGCTGGATCAACCTTATTATGAGTGATCTTTCGTGACCATGGATCCATCTTACAACCATATTGATGCACTATATCGTGTGGAAATGCTACTGATGCATTGATCTTAGCTTCACCCTTTTCAAGCTTACCAAGATACTCACGTCGTCTTTCTTCATCATTCTTTAAGAACGCGTTACGATACTTTAAGTTTGCCATTGATGGTACATGTTCATAATTGATAGCGCCCCACTTTTTGGCGGCCGCTTTGACTTCAATAACGTCAAGATAGGCTCTTAATGATGAAAGCATCTTACGATAATCACGTTCTTTCATACTCAAAGCCATTGCTAACTTACGAGCCATTTTACGAACACCAGCTGAACTAGTGTTGACGCTTGGCATCCATTTAGCACAAAGTGATGCTGGCTTTCCAGCCTTCATTGCGATAACGTCATCATTTAGCTGCTTAGATAAGATAGCCACAACTTCTTCTTGAGCTGAGTCGAACGCGATAAGTAAGTCATCCCACCGACCATATTCTGGTACCAACTTCAAAAGTGGCTTAACGCGAACATCTAACGTAATAAGTCGTTGCAAGATTGTACGGAACAAATCTCTCTCACCTAAGCCCTCTCTAACGTCTCTGACGAAGAAAAGCCACTTAACTGCTAATTCTGCATTTTCTGAGTAAGCTTTAGTAAAGTCTTGTATGATTGTTTGTTGTGAAGCGCCTCTGTAAGAAGCAACTTTGAAGTTCATGTCTAAAAGAGCACGACCTGTTGATACGTGGACACGAGCACCATTTTCTGTATAAGCATCTCGTGATATTTCACTCTGCACGAGTTCTTTTTCGATAGCATTAATCATTATAAAATCTCCTCTGGTTAGTTATTTAGTTATATTAACATAAACTGAAAAATAGTTCCAACCGGATTTGCACCGATACTACAACCTTCGCAGGGTTGTGTGTTATCTATTACACTATGGAACTAAAAGATACGCCAAGGCCGTAGTTGCTTAAGAAAAAAGATAGAAAAGTATATAGCAAAGTATGGCCACATTAGAAAGCACAACATAAAATGAAGCACTTTTTCACTGAGGAGTTCTACTGAATCTTTTAACGCTAATTCATTACAAACGGCAAATATCATGCCAATAACAAAATAAGAAATCAAATACATCATATCCGATCCTAACAGGAATTGCACCCATATTCCTGGTTCCGAAGACCAGTGTCTTATCTGTTAGACGATAGGACCTCAATCAAAAATATCTTCTAATACTTCTTCTATTTTCTCAGGTATATCTTCAAAAATAACTTCAGGTACCTTTTCAAATAAAAATTCTGGTACATCCTCAAAAATAAAATCTAATAAACCCATTTAAATTCCTTTTACCTCCAGAGAGAATTGCACTCCCGACCAACGGATTAGAAGTCCGCTACTCTATCTCCTGAGTTATGGAGGCGTTCATAAACTTCGCTCTATCTCGAAATAGGCGATCAATATCTTTTTGTACATCTGTTAAGTCACTTTCTACAATGATAAGACCATCATTAGGAGTTGCCCAAACTGAAATGAAGCAACAGTCAGGATCATCATAGTTGTAGTTGAAAGTGATCTCTGGTTCTCTGTGCCAGATGACATCTAATCCATCTTCTCCTAGAACGATATAGATATCTGAATCTATCACATTAGCCAACTTTTCTAAGAATTTGGCTGATAGTGTCATATTCAGCTTTATCTTACCATAAAGTTGAATGTATCGCTTTATAGCATCTTGCATCTTCAAATCTAACATATGTAGTGTTATCATAATAAATAGTAACGGATGGGAACAACCGCCCTTCACTCGATCGATTGAATGGGTCCGTCAACTCCATAAGACAGTTTGCTATGATTGTCTCCTAACACAGAACGTAACGTGTTCATCTACGTCACAGTCTACTACTATAGTCTCGACTGTTAGTCAGAACGGCTGGATTTGAACCAGCGACATCTTGGCTCCAGACCAAGCAGGCTCCCAACTGCCCTACGCTCTGATACGGGTGATATGGATAGGAAATGGATTGGACCACTCATCTTTTACACATAGTATGATTACTCCTGTTTTCGTCATACTGTCTACTATTCTCTTAACTAGTATGGGTGAGAAATACGTAGAACCCTCTTTGCACTCCTGCTAGTGTAACTGTTTTCTTTAAACTACTATCCAAGCTATTCGACAAGGTAGAGTTACGAACTCTCATTTTCTGCAAAGGTGTTCAACATCAGCGTCGACTATGCCAACGTTGAATGAAGGGCTTATCAGTGTCCGGATTGTTGCCCACACTCATCTCTCTCCGATATTGCAGCTGTTTTTCATTAAACTACAAGTCGTTAAAATGTGGGCTTTCCACCCACTCTGGGATTCCACCAGTTGGCTCATTACTAGTTCACCTCACCTGTTAACTCAGGGACTCTCGAAAGAGCGGAGTTTAGTGAACATCGCAAGATTGGACCTGACGCGATTCGAACGCGCATTTCACTCCTTGCAAAAGAGGACGATAGCCTTTATCGTAACAAGCCCAAAAGCAGGAACTGTCTAAGGCGACACTAGACGAACAGCTCCTATTGTACGCATCCTCACCAGGCCTTACGTAAGTATGTAGTCGCAAAGTGTGGATCTAAGATCTTTATTGAACGACTATATCCTCGGCCATACTAAACCGGACCTGGTAACTTTAGTCCAGGCTACATAACAGATACTAAACTCCCTAGGGTTTTTCTGCTGTTTGAGCGGGTAAGGGGAATTGAACCCCTGACAACAAGTTTGGAAAACTCGTACTCTACCAACTGAGTTACACCCGCAAAAATGCACCGGTCCGCGGGCTTAGCACCCACGGTCCGGCGTCTTAAACTATTTTGACGTACATAGTTCATGACGCTATGCAACCGGTTTCTATCCCGTCGGATCTTTTCCAGGATAACCTTCAACCTGCTGGCTGCCAAACTATGGGCATTTAAAGCGGTACCTCTACCAGAATTTCTACTAATTTGAAGCTGCAGCAATTACCCGCACTTATGACCTTTTGAGTCCACTTCTTATTTCCACCACTTAGTATGCCGCAATTCGGCGGGTGCGGCTCACATTCACTTTTAGACCAACGAACGTGAAAGTCATGGATATACAGACGAACGACCATCTGCTGTTAGTCCTTCTGCCCTCCGGCGAACCAACTCCCAAACTGACGTCTCTACTCGTCCAACATTTGGGTATTTTCTACTAACAATAAAGTTCAAGGCTTAACCGATTCGCGGTACCACCTTTTACTTCACTATCAATAACGGTCAATAAAAGCCGCGCTTACTTAATATACCGCCAACGCGTGGGTCACGGTCAGGATTACACTTCCGTCATATCTTGGTGGTCCAGCGACCTGTTGGTAACTCTACACCTAATGTCACATCCTAATAAGTTCTACCAAGTGGCTCGTACCAATAGAGCTCTTCTTGCAGCCGTAAGCTTGAATTAAGTCCCTGATCCAGATACTCACCACCTCCAGCGGCCTGTTGGCAACTCTCAGCTTGTTATATCCGCTAGCAGGAGCGGCTCTCGGTTTCCCTTACATATATCATATAAGATTAGATCTTATATCGTTCAAAATACTATGCTGGCAAGAGGTCTTGCACCATTCAACTATCTTTACGCTCGAGCCGTAGATAAGTCTTCGCCCCTTCGTTTCGTCTCCACTACTCCGCCGGCTTCCAGCTTATATGTACTCCGTCAGATCTTCTTCTAACGGCGTAATTGCTATTCCATACTTCTTTTTGAGACGATATCCCTCTTCTAGAATGCCGTCTTCTAAACCATGATTGTAACCATTAGCATAACCTATCTTCATAGAAAAGACAGCTACCAAGATAAGTCCAACTAATAGCAAACTATACGCTATCATCGGCTAACTTGTCTATGGCTTTACGTATGGCTGATGCCATGTTGTGGACATCATTTGTAGTTTCACATTGATTGAAAAGCTCTGTCATTCGTTTAGTCAGTTGATGTAGAGCATTAAAGATGATTGTTGGCTTGTTTTCTTCCATAATGATATATTAACATTAGTATAAGTCCGCCAGACAGGGTTTGCACCTGTACGATGGTCTAGCCATCAGCAGGCTATACTCACCAGCCCTCCGGCCTTAAGGTTACATATAGTTCCCGCCGCGTCTCCTATTTTCGCCACTGACGACAGAGCCGCCGCGATTTGAACGCGGAATTACCTGATTTGGAGTCAGGAGGCTTAGCCAATTAAACCGACGGCTCTATTTTAATGGACGGATATACTGTCGATAAGTGTTCCAAGCTTGAACTGGAGTTGCATCACCGAAGACAAATCGTGTCCTATACTGTCCGCAACAGCAACACTGAAGTTGCTCTCCGCATGTACAACAAGTGGAAGAAGACTGTCCGGCATTTTGTTCCAAACGCCATTTTTCGTATTCTTGTAAGAAGAACTCTCTCATAGTAGTTGCGCCTGTGTAGTCGTACATCTTCCAATTATCAGGTTGCTTCTTTTCTTTGTGTACATAATGACAATGGTTATGTTTGCATTTCATATTAGTTAGTAACGCTTCTTCGGTGGCTTTACATCTTTAAGAAGATTCTCTATTTGGTACATCTCTCTTAAGACGTCTTCCTCTCTACTCTTATTCCCATTCTCTCTAGCATAAATGAGTTGGTCTATCTTCCTCTTATAGATTTTACGTAAATGATGTTCAGATAGGCCCTCATACCCATTCATTTACTCTCCTATAACATGTTGATCAGCTGTATTACTAAATTTCCTATGCTACCAACAATAATGATGCTTGTTCCTATTAGCATCAATAGTTCATATTTCCTTATTGACATATTATCCTCTCTAAATTAAGATAGGTGACATACGGGAATCGAACCCGTGTATCAAGATCCACAATCTTGCGCCTAAACCACTCGGCCAATGCCACATACGGAATAGATGGTTCTGCCCCACCGCCGTAATTCTTTACGCTTGCTTTCGCCTAGCTGTCCAACCCATAATAGAATATGCCGTTGTCCTGCTTTTTACTCCGTTCTATTTTCTTCATTTCTTTTTCTATTTCTTCTTTCTTATATTCTAATTCCTTTATCGACCTATATGCTTGCCAATGTTCGTTAAAGTTGATAGATTCTTTGAACTCCTCAAACCATTTACTTTCGCGCTGTTCTGTTTCTGAAAGCTCTCTTTCTTTTGACCAATACTTAGTCGGATGGCCTTTCCCAACAACAAAAGCATAGCTAAAAAGAACAAGCCCTGCAATGAGATACAGTCCACCTATAAAGATCGTTATCACTAAGTTCATCCAACCCATCCCCCAGATGAATCTACTTAATGTCCAAAGTTCTTGCGGATTCATTAGAATGGCTCCTAACAATGCAAACATCAAACAGAAAAAGCCATTACAGGCTGCATAAAAGTAGACTGTCTTTTTGACGATAGACCTTATCTCACTATAACTAAACATATTACTCCTCTAGCAGAAGGCCGGTAACGCTCCGGCATCACGTATTTGGCAAACACGTATCTTTCTGTTGGACCACATCTGCACGACACTTAGAACACAGTCCATATTCATAGACTGGGTTATCTAAATCTTCTCCTTCTTTAACGTCGTGTTCTATTACGTCCCCACATATAGAACACCATACCACCCTACTCATCTCTTTCCCCCTTTTTCGATACTCGATAAAGGATTTGCACCTCTGCGAAAACGGTGTAAACGTTCCATGCTCCTGTTACATCAATCGAGCATATACCAGATAAGGGACTTGCACCCTATACTCTTTTTACACGGGGTGAGATTCGAACTCACACTACTAAGGGCCTAAACCTTATGACTCCTTCCGTTGGTCTACCCGTGCATTATATAGTAATTTTTTGGACTCATTATATCTCCAAAAATCACAATTTAATTTTTCTATAATAATATTTTGTCTTATTATATCTTTTTCTTTTAATTCACCATTTATATAATGTTTTGGTTCATCATATTCAAAAACTATGTTTAATTTAGCATCATACCCATCTAAAAAATAACCACAAAATGTAAATTCACCACCATTTAAAGCATGTTGTAAATTCCAATTTTTTTCTTTATTAAGTTTATCAATAAAATCACAAGCTTTTTTATTAAAATTAGCTCCTCTATTTTTACCTGTAAGTTTTAATCTTTCAATAAATATTAGTCTTAATTTCTCTTTAGTTTCTTTTGATAAATTTTTATTTAACCAATAATGACCACTTTTATTTGGATTTTTTTCACATAATTTTTCATGTAAAGAATTTCCACTATTAGTTGTTATTTTTATTCTTTTACACCACTTACATTGCCTTTTTATTTTTTCATCTCTATTACTAGAATAATTCATTTGATGACCTTCAATTCTTTTATGGTCTAAACATTCCTCCTTTGTTCTAAAAGTTTGGTTACATATTCTACATAACCAATTATTTTTTGAATTTCTATATTGTCTTTTTCTTTCCATAATAATTAGTACACATACTTAAATTAACTAGCACGTGTACTAATTCCGCCAATCTGGCTAAAACGGATATAGCATAAGATTCCTACTATACCCAATGGATAGCAATTCGCTGCAGCAATTCTATCCGTGGTAAGTTTCAGGCCTAGAACTTACAAACCGGCCTACCGAAAGGGAGACTTGCACTCCCACGCCCCTTATTGGACACAAGACTCTCGATCTTGGGCGTCTTCTAATTCCGCCATTTCGGCTTTTCTTGCTTTCGTCTTTTTAGCTTGGCATCTTTCACAAACTACATAGACATCCTTTTGTCCATCCTCGTCACTAGCGATAAGTCTTACAACCTGTCTACAACTAGTACACCACTCTATTATGCTCCCCATGCTGATCACCTCTTACACATATTTAGTAAGGCATGATGTCTAAAATGATGGTCAATCTAGGGAGATAGAAGGCACTCTCCAGTCCTTCCACGGAAGTTTGAGGGAGCTTACTTCTAACCACATTAAGTCCCAGGAGGGAATCGAACCCTCTAAACATCTGCTTTGCAGGCAGTGCGCCAGGCCACTAACGAATCCGAGACATAAAGTGACGTTTTAACTCCAGTCGAGTGATCCTGTCGATCCGTCACGTAATTAGTCGGGCGGTCCTTTTTAAGTAGTCACCGCCTGCCTACTGACATTGGTTGTTGACGGAGTTACCAACCTCTTCTCCGACATGACTTACATGCTTCATAGTTAAGCACCTTCCGAGGGATTATGTTCTACTTAACTATTGGGGATGCACCGGTTACAATGCAACCTTCCACCATCTGCTTTAATCTAAGCAGAAAATCTAAAACCCAAACAAAGACCATTCCGGTTGATGAACCGTAACGGACGCTTTCAACTTTTGCATGTTAGATAGAACTGGCTTAGTTGGCATGAACTTTGGTTTGACTTTCATCTCACTCAATGTCTTATCACCTTTGTCCCAGTTGCATCTTTTGCAACATGTCACCATATTCTCCCAAGAACTCCGTCCTCCTTTTGAAAGCGGAATTACGTGATCGATAGACAATTTGCCTTCACTGAATACATCACCACATAGATAACATGTGTAATGATCTCGCTCATATATGCTCTTCCGAGAAAGTCTAAATGACACTTTCGGAACTTTGTCATATCGAAGATAACGAATGACCTTTGGAATAGCTATTCGCTGTGATACTGAGTTGATGAACTCTGTACCTTCCGGCCACTTATCTTGTAATGATAGATTAACCCAATCATCCCAATTCATAGGAGTCCAACTATCTCCCATTATGTACATTGCCTCCACGGCACCTGTGTACATCTTACCAATCGTGGCATATTTGCTACACAATCTTATGGGGATATAGCTTTTGTTCAATGCTAAAACTTTCATCTTAAAACTCCTAAATGCGCGAGGGTGGACTTGAACCACCAACCTTTACCTTATAAGAGTACTGCTCTCACCATTGAGCTACTCACGCATGTAGTCCATCCTGAAAAGCGGCTTGCCGCATTGTCGCATTCGGTAGGACGCCGTTATCTTCTCTTTCAGTAACTCTTTTGAGCTCGCGCCACTCCTGGTCGCATTCGTGGCTCTCAATTAGTGTTTCAGGCTTGGCAGTAGCTGTACTGATGCCTCGGCTCTGCTGCGTGGTCACTAATCCCGGGATTTCTAACGTTGCCCGGATCTCAATTCAGCGGCTATTTGCTAGATTGCCTCCACATTCTTCTCAGCAGGCTGCCACAATCTCACTTTAAGTCTATAGCTAGACACTTCGGAAAGAGGGAGACTCGAACTCCCAGTACCTTGCGGTACACACAGTTTAGCAAACTGGCCGACTACCATTATCACATCTTTCCATCTAATCAAATAACTCAGCACCTTGTGTTCGTTCTAGTGTTCTCATTCTAACGAACTTTTGCCATTCTGGACTTTTTCGTATGTACTGATAGTAACGAGAAAGCCAAACTGCGTCTTTTTGCTTACACGCTTTCATCACATGGTCTGGAGTTAGCTTTCTAACATCGTCTAGTGCTCTCATTAGTCAAACAACTCCCACACTTCTGGTTGATCCTCTGGCTTATTAGATAGTACAGCACTAAATAGATCATACAGATCTTTATGATACAGATCACAATATCCAACACATAACTCCTTATCACCATAAGACAACCCCATCTTTCTCGCTTTGAAGTACTTACATTTAGTTTCACATACGATCCTTATAGACGGATCTCTAACATACTTCTTCATCTCATCACGAGACACACAATTTAGCATATATTACCTCAATTTTCGTTTGGCAGAACTATACTGCTCTTTGAACAATATGTCAAACTCTACTCTTGACAGTTTCTTTTCGGCACCTGTTACTTTGTTCACTAATAGGTACTCCTTTTTGTGGCAATCATATGAGATAACTGTGAACTCAAATGATGCATGAGCCGGCTTCAACTTTTGCATTCTTCATAAACCTCTGTAAAATTAACACCATACTTATTAGTTGCATAATTAATATATGGTTCAATATCAACATTATCAATAATAACAAGTTTGTGTTTAAATGCTGCTATTTTTGCCTTTGTTTGTTGATCATAAGCGCCCCTTTTTCTTCCTTTAATTTCATAATAAGTATCTCCTATAAGAAAATCAGGATAATATTTCCTATTTTTTCCTTCAAACAAATATTCAAATCCTTCATTATTTCTTATTGGCTTGATTCCATTATCTAATATCTTAATAAGAAAAGCAAGTTCCCACGAACTATCACAAAAAAATCCTTTATACCATCCTTTTTTTCCTCTTCCACTTCCATGTCGCTTTCCTCCAATAGTTCCTTTTATCGATGCTGTTAGTCTTATCTTTGCTTTTGTTTCTTCACTAACAGTATGTCCTATACAATCAACTCTATTAGGATTTTCTTTACAATATTTAACATGATTAGATCCTCTTTGTTCTTTACAAAATGGACATTCTCTTTTACTTGAATTTTTTCCCTCAGTTCTATGATTAGGATTTTGATTAAAATGTTGTTGTAATAGTTTTCTTGTAACAAAAATTTCATTACAAGTTTTACAGAGCCAACCACCTTCTTTTCGTTTTCTATTATCTTTCATATTATTTAGTTAAATTAACAATCAAGACTATAAGAACTTACCGGAAAGTGTAGGATTCGAACCCACGGTACCTTTCTCAAGGTACTCTCGATTTCAAGTCGAGTGCATTTTATCCAGACTCTGCCAACTTTCCATTACGTTCAATTTCAATTTAGGTAGAAATACCACGCGGGACCTAACAACACCTTTTTGGCAATATGGTAGGATTTGAACCTACGACCACTGGATTAACATTCCTGATAGTAATTGCGGTAAAAGCCGTTACACGGCTCACTTTTAAGCGCTCTACCACTGAGCTACATATTGCTTCTGAGCCCGGGTGGAATCGAACCACCATAACAAGATTAAAAGTCTTGGGTACTACCATTGTACTACGAGCCCATTTAACGACTATAAGCAGGGTTCTGTTAGTCGACTATCATCTGTCTATTTGCCCGCTACCTTGCATCATAGGAGAATCCATATCCTAGCTAACTTGCGGTTGCATCCTGAAGTGGTGATAACGCTAAATGCTCCCACTACTGATTCTGATGCCCTGACTTTCCTCTCCGCAGAGCGATAGTCCGTCGTTATGCCAGATGTGGCGCTCGCATCCACACTATACGATTTTCAGTCGCATGCTCTACTACTTGAGCTAATCCGGCGAAAATAAGGAGAGTCCCAGCACTTCGCAGAGGTCCATAATCTCTTAATAGCTTTTCATCTCCTTTTTAGTTCCGCGTATTCTCCACCGTTTGGAACATCAATCTTCCTTGATGACCAGACACATTTCCACCCGTACTTGATGGAACGCCCGTCAACTCATAAGATAGGGGCCTTTATGGACTTAGCCCTTTGCGCTAAGCAGATCCTCTCGCAAGGAGTTGCTTTCGCGGGGAGTTGGAATCGAACCAACTGGGAGGCACAGAGACTTGCGCAAGTTTACCCTCCGACCCAAAGAAACGGAGCAACGGCTCATTGTTGTTCCCATTCTTCCGCGATATGGAGATGGCGGGATTCGCACCCGCGTCCAAAATACAGTCAATATAACTGAATACTTACAAGGTTAGCTGAATGTTCTGCGACCTAACCGAGACATCTAAATTCAGCATGTCGTGTCTCCAGTTGCACCTTCCGTTTCATCTTAACGATAAGCCCGTTAGGACTAACTAACCGTCCAGGTTGTAGGTGTCGCCCTATCCTTCATACAACCATTTGAAGGAGGACGGGTTATGCAGCTCGTGCAAATGCTACAGCAGTTCTGTTAGAACGACCGTAGTTGTAACCTGTTGAATAATCGTTGCCAATTATCGTGTGAGCTTTTAGAGTGCCCTAACTACATTCCTTGTCAATTATACCACTATTATCCTGTCGAATCTATTCATCCCCTTTTCTTAATTTGTCTATCAACTTGCCAATCGGATTAGCATGAGCAACATAACAGCCGCCACTTACTAATGCTATTAGCAATATCACCTTAACTATAACTTCAAAAACGCTCCCCTACTTCCATGTGGATCCTCCTTATAACCATTCTTGAACAAACTGATCAAAAGTTTGTCCACTGTTCTTAAAACGAGCCCACATTTCTTCGGCTCTCTGTCTATCAACTATTGGTCCCCATCGTTGATCCTTGTCTATTAAGATCCGATACTGACCCTTATAGCTACCCTCTCTAATGAGTTCAAAAAAGTCGTTCTTCTCCATATTCACCTCTCATATTGGGCAGGGTGGGTGTCGAGCCCACTACCTCCGAAGAGAACGGGTTTACAGCCCGCCGCGTTTGCCGATTCGCTACCTGCCCAGGTGCTGCTATGTATCGTTAATGCTTGCTTTCATAAGAGCTCCGCCGAGACATCTTAATTCCACTTAACCACTCCGGCACATTAACTTCTGACAACCCGGAATTGTTCAGTCATAGCTGCTAGGCGATCGAGGATTTGCACCTCACCCTTGTCCTTATCAGAGACCTGCGCCGGAACTTCGCACGCTCATCGCCTATATGCAACAGGTCTTTTATAGAGCGACACTGCTGCCTGTCGCTAATTAGCTAGATGGTAAGTTAGGCCGGGTATTATCTAATCTGACCTATCCTTCTCTTACATATACTGCTCCCAGCTTCTCTAGCTACGAGAGTGGAGGGACTCGAACCCTCAGTATTCCTGCGTGACAAGCAGGTAGTTTAGCCAGTTAACTGACACCCCCATCTGTTTTCTTTTCTTCTTCTATCACTTTGACTTTCATAGCATATTCTGTCATTAGTTCTTCAAAGCCTTGTTTAGCATATTCTTTGATAGTCCAAGTTAGACAATTTCGTCCAACCCACAATGATACTATTACTGCAACTATTGAAAACCAATCTGTTGGCTTGCCTTGTGCATGGGCAATTAGTAGCACTATAATAAGCGCAAAACTGAATAACGGTAAAAGTATTGCACCAATAGGCGCCCAAACTATATTCAACTTATCTAAGAATCTACTAATCTTTCTCCATACTTTCCATCTCCTAGGGAGAGTTTCATCTGTCATTATATGACTCCTTATATTCTATATTAACTCAGATTAAGCTGTAGATTTGAAGCTGTTTTATGTATCTTTTGTAATTCGATCCTGTATTACAGATCCATTTTTGTTAAGAGATTCTCTGAGCATTTTATGAATCTCAGATAAGCACATTATCATTTCATCTAAATTATTTTCATATTTTGATGGAAGATAATTTCCTCTTTTCCTCTCTTCATTAGCCCATTTAATTTCATCTTGAACTCTATTAGATATAGAAGCCATTTTATGATGAAGTTGAAAATCCACATCGTCTAGATGATCACCGTATTTATTTTTTCGGTATATTGATTCAAAAAGTTCTTTCATTTAATCTCCTCAGATTTATTTTAACCTATATTAAAATAGTTCATATTGAAAAGAATCATTTACAGCTGAGTGGCAGACTCGAACTGCCGTGGAGTTTCCTCACCGGTTTACAAGACCGGTCGTATCGCCGCTAACGGAACTCAGCATGAATAAACTCTTTTGCTATTTTAATAAAATGTTGTTTATTATTATAGCAGTCTTCCCATTTAATTCTTAATACAGTCCAGCCTAAGTTTTTAAGATATTTATCTTTTCTTATATCAGACTGTCTAAGCTCATTAAATCTATAATGTTGTTGGCCGTCAACTTCAATATATTTCATCTTATGAGGCCAAGCAAAATCAAGACTATAAGGACCAATTCGTTTTTCTCTTTCATAATTCTTATCATTAAATTCTGCATCAATAACACCTGTCCACCAAATTTCTGGATATGATTCTCTTCCTTCTCTGTTTGGCCATCCACAATTTATTGAATGACGACCCTCTTCATAAGCTTTAATAACTCCAAGACTTATCTTTTTCTTTGTCTCTTCAGAATTTTTTCCTCGATGATTAGCACTTAATTTTTGTTTCGTTTCATTACTTATAATTGGATCTGGAAGACCTAATTTTCTTGCTTTTGTGTATTGATTTGTTCCTTTTCCTTTTCTTGCATGCATTGCTGCATACCATTTTTCACTTTTTACCATAATAATTAGTTAGAGCAACTGACTAAAGTTAGCTGCTCTATTAGTATCTAAATTAACTAAAAATGTAATTGTGGACCGTGCGGAGAATTGAACCCGCATTTTCTGCTTGCAAAACAGAAGTACTACCATTATACTAACAGCCCATAGCTCCCGGTCCAGGGCTCGAACCTGGGACAACCTGGTTAACAGCCAGGCGCTCGTACCAACTGAGCTAACCGGGAATAAAATGGGAGATTGGAAGTCTCTCCCTTAATTGCTATATCCTTCTCTAAAGAAATGACCTACAGTTTCAGTCGCATCATTTCGTTTTCTTTCAAATAACTATTGATAATATAAGTTCGTGTTATATTATCGTTCAATAAAAAAGGCGACTATCTCTAGTCGCCTTAAAATTCACCATCCTTTTATTGATGACTTCTAAGGCCAACTCCTATCTTTAATAGTGGCTGTAAAGAGACAATTATAACTATGATAGGTCGATCTTTTCTTCATATTATTTAGTACTTTCTACTTCATTGAGTTCCATTTTGCCTGAACCATCAAAGGTTGCCTTATATACTCTCGCTTTGCAACCTAATTTCTTTCCAATCCAATTAATGAATCTAATTGGCCAACAACCCATTAGTCTATTTAGTAACTTAATTGTGAACCAGTCTTCATCTGTGAGCAAATTAGCACCACATTTTGGACACGGTACATTTCGCCACTGTTCTAGGGTTTCTATATCAACGTGTTCTTCACGAAAGTCGCAACCTTCTGCATCACACTTAACGCCTTTGCTTTGTATGTACCATTTCATTTCTACTCACTCCGTATTATCACTACTCTCTATTGGTATTGCATATTCTCCGCCTATAGGTGGCTCATTGCTATCTGGTGGTTGCCAGTTATGATCAGCATCAAGTTTCTGCTCTTGCTGTTCTTTGAACTCAACAACCCAACCTCTATCTAATGGCCTAAACTTATTTGCTGGCCAAATCTTGCTCATCAAACAATCCGGGCTGAGTAATAGTCTCATCAATCAAAAGAACATCTAATACTGATGCTCCAGTATGACCAAACCATTCGAGGGCTTTTACTTCAGCTTGTGTTGAATCGTTGGCTTTCACATCAACTGTAATAGCCATGTTCACTCTATAAGTATTTTCCATAAAGTTATATTAACAGGTCAACTTTATTTCCACAGCCTATTGGCAATGGTGGCTTAATTTTGATCTCCTCGTCCTTAATCTCTTCTTCTGTTTTGACAGGTTCAGAGTTCTTCTTATATTGTTGAACTGCATAAGAAAGATGATACGCTCCTAAAGCGCTAATTGCTTCGTTTGTCATTTCGTACCACGAATGTAATATAGTTACAAGCTGAAAGTACTATTGTAGTTATGCAGAGTGAAACACCCAACTGAAAACCCGAACTGTCTGCCATTTTCAAAAAGAAAGTAGGCAAGCATCCACTAGCTACGCCGATCAATAAGACCCAAACAAATCTCATAGTGAGACTCCTTAATATATTAGCTTAGCAAATAGGCCAAGCCATAATGCTGCACCAGCAAGTACTGTTGATGTTATTCCTTCATTCATAGCTGAAATAACGAGTGAGATTCCAGCAGTGATTAAAGTACCCACTAATACATATTCTATCATTTGTATCTCCATTTGAAAGTCTTCTTTCCGTAAGCATCCCAAATAGCAACTACTATGATTCCCGCTCTGTCATATCTCGCAATAAGATTTCCTAAATCGTTCCACTGTTCTTCTGTTGGAGTAACATAATTCCACGCTCTAGGTTCTGCAATTGTTCTAAAGTGAAAGTCTCTTGGCTTAATGACGATGTCTTTGAGTGGCTTACTCGCTCCCATTGCTCTGCCCATGGCGGTAAAGACGGCATCATAATCTCTGGTGTCAAGGTCCTTAGAGGAACGCTTTCCAGTCGCCTTGAATAAGATGTTCCTATACGCTTCATCTGAAAGTCCTTGTTCTCGTCTCATTATCTGCAATGAGATTTGCTGTGATCTACTCATATTACCACCAACCTTGGCACTTTATGCCATGCTTATCACAATATTGTTGCCACCAAAATGGTTTCTTTCTATTATGTCTTAATTCAGCAACAAAATGGCCGGTTTCATCAAAAAGATCATAAGGTGCCATATACTGAGTTTCAGGATCTCCGTATTCATAAATATTGCCATGACCACATTTTCCCGGTTCATCTCGAGTATGGAGGGGCTTCAAGATAAAGTCGTCACCGTTGACTTCATCTACTGTTCTAAATAGATTATGCCGACCAGCTCCAGTTGTATGTAACAACAGAACACACTTCCCATCTTCTATTTTCTCAATATAGCAAAAGTTTTCGTATTCTTTACAAAAAATCCTTTGACCTATCTTCATTAGAAGAATACTCCATTTCCACCACGCAGGCGATCAACAGATTCAACCACTATTATGATTCCGAAAAGTGTGCCAAGAATTAAGAGGGCACCATTTGACAAATTGATCCAGGACGGACCTAATTCGCACCAGTCTAAAAATCGGTCAATAAGCATATTAAACTCTCCCTTAAAGTTTTGCTAGCGGGTGTGGGAGTCGAACCCACTATCTTCGGCTTATGAGGCCGGCATGATATTCCGTTTCACTCCCCCGCGATAGCACAATAGGTACCCGCCACCTAACCGAACTCCTTATGAGAGAGTCGTCCATCTTCTGGTTTGTGCTGTGATAGGAACGGAGGGAATTGAACCCTCGTTACAAGATTGAAAGTCTTGTGAACTAACCACTGTTCGACGCTCCCAAGTTGCCGCAGCCACACTCCTGCGCTTACGGCTAATCTAAATATAACATCATTTTTAACTCTATTAGTTAGTTTTGGGCGGACCCGTTATCATTATCACTAGTGTCCCCTATGCGCTATCGATGCCAATATAGTAACTGGGCTTTTGCCTACTGACTAATCTTATGGCACCAGGACCCGGCCTTAATCTATCCGGCGTTCAGGATACGCTCTTAACTGCTCCCAGCCAGTGCTGCGTTCTAATCTCCAATCATTTGATTAGAGGCTATTTTCTCTCACAAACGTAGTGCGAAATTTGCCAGGTTCAAACTCAACAGAATCTTCAGTGGCAAACTTCCAATCTTTATAGAGCCTCTCACAAAATCCAATAGATGGGCTCTTTTCTCCTTCCAGAGTTATTCGGTACACTTCTTCATTTTGAAGAGCAGTTAGCAGATTCAGACCAGTGACATCATCACATGTGAATTCGTGACGGGTTGCTGTCTTTGAAATTGCCATTACATTCTCCTTAATATCTATATAAGATTCAGATTAACATCATTCAAAATATAAGCGATGCTTTTGAATCCCAAGAACTATAAAGTTTTCCATTCGGGCGAAGAATTACGTACCTGAGTACATTATCATCTCTGTCTGTTTTGTCCATACAATCCTGATCATATACGACACTCATATCATCATAAGCACGGATTGCAACACCAGTTTCTAATCGTCTCACTAATGGAAGATTCTGCACAACAACCTTTAGTCCATTAAGCCATTCTTCATCCGCGCCATTAGTTTCGATCCATTTAGCTTGTGAAGTGTCTTCCTGAGCATAAAGCTTTCTGAATGTTAGTTGATCAGCCCCAAACTTTTTGGCCCAGTCAAATACTTCCATCTTATTCATACAAGAGAACCATTTAGTCAAGTTCAAACTCAAACGGAGATTGTAGCCGCGTCTTTTGATTTCTTCACAGAAAGACTTTATGTAGACATTCTTTTCAGAAAGTTCTGCCCTTGTATTATGACCTCTGCACCAAAAGTTTTCTTCATCATCAAAGCTATTGATAGAAAGCGAAATAGTTGACACACCGATCCATTCCATTTGTTCCCAAGTGCGGTCATCCCAAAGAGTTCCAGTAGTTTGAATCTCAATAAGTGGAAAAGGATTGCCCATCTTATTCAGCATATTTGCAAACCCAGTCAAAAACTTACGATTAATCTGTGGGTCTGTTGTTCCAGTTAGCAATAGTGAATTGCAGCCGTTCTGATGTGCAAATGTCAGCCGGCGAATGCAGTCATTTATGTATGCAGGGCCCCAAGGCGGATTAGAATGATGTACATATTTGTCTTCAGAATTATGCATACGACTAACACAAAAACGACAGTTATTTACACAATTTCCATCGTCGGCCCATGCGGGTACAACAACTGATATTGATTGGATTTTCATGCCCATTCCTTAATGGTCTTAATCTTCTGAACCTCGAGATGTGGAAGACCTTTAATCTCGCCAAAAATATTGCACTTCTTCATTACAATCCGTTCAGTGAACATATAAGAAGAGCGGGAGAGTTCCCGATCGCGTTTGAGCCAATACCGTTGATCACATGCAGCATTTTTTGCTATTTGTGATGTTGGATAGATCTTATTATCTAAAGGATGGCCATTAGCATACTTAAGTTCCTCCTCAAGACAATCCTTTAATGGAGAATTGTAGGTCCTGCGATGAGATACTGTTAACTTATAAAGCCCAAAATACTGATAGTTGTTTTCCATCATTATCTCCCTTACATATATTATATAAGATTGGGAGATTAGATGTTCAAATTAGTCAAAAAGATCTGAATCATGTATTAAATTGATATAATCTTCAGATAACTTTCGCTTATAGATTTCAAATACTTCTTTATTTATACCAAAAGATTTCATATTAAGAATTTCGCGCATCCGTCTTAATAACCAAAGAAATTGTTCTACTGGTTTTAAGTTATGAATTTCTGGAAGATATTCATAATACCATTCTTTTAATGGATATTTGATTGCTGGAATTTCTCGAATTAAGTTCCGGGTTGCTTCTAATACTTCATCTTCTGTTTTACCAGGAATTAGAATGTTATTGATATAACACTCAAAGATAGCTTCCATTGGAAGAATTCTGTGGACTCTTTGGTAATCTAAAATTAGACCTGATAAAATAACCCATCTTTTGAAGATGGGTTGTGTAATAAACATCATAATATGATATAAGTTTTACTTCATATGTTTTTCAAACTCATCTCGTTCGTGAATACAGATTTCTCCAAGAGCTTTGTTACAGTATAATAAATAGCCGCCCATTTCATCACCATAATACTCAAGTATTTCTTTCACATATGCTTCACCTTGAGAACCAATAGCTTTAGCTTCTGTTTTGTTGCTAATTGCTTTTAGCAGTCTAGCATGAATTTCTGTTTCGTGTTCTTTAGTGACTTTCTTTTCAGCTAAAAGCTGCTTAAATGTAACAATGATATTGTTCTTAAATAGCTTGTTATCTTCAAACATCTTATTTTCAGTATACGTTTCATTGAATGCTGTAATAAGATTTTCTACTGCAGTTATTAAGAACTTTTCGTCTATCATTTTATTCCTGTACCTTCTCCAAATCCTTTATCGCCACGATGGCTGTCATGATCTTTATAGAACTCTTCTACTGGAACAAAATTTTTGTATTCTTTGAAAGCCTCTATAGTATTGTCATAAAAGAGTTCAATATCTCTATCATCAAACACGATAGGAACTGCTTGTGCAATCTTTTGACCAAACTCAATGAACCTCATGTGATTAGATGCATTGAAGATATGAACATGAATTATGCCTTCATAAGAACTGTCCACTATATTAGCACCTACTACAAATTTCTGATTGGTTGCAACTCCACTTTTGTTGTTCATCTGTAAGACGATATTGTCTGGGAACCTAGATTTGACATATGTTGGGATTAGCAAATCTTCTCCTGGTGGGAGATAGATATAGACGCCCTTATTGTCTTCAACATCTTTCTCATTTTGAGGTGCACCAACAAGACCCCATCTAAATGGCTGGCCTGGATTCTTTTCTGTCAAGTCTTCGATAAACTTTTGTGTAAGATTTGGAACGAAGAAATCTATTCCAGCATCTCCTTTCTTTCGTTGTGGTGGTTTGGTATCTCCGCAAACAAACAACTTGACTTGATCACTTATACTCATTCATTTTCTCCTTCTGTATTCGTAATTATGCCTGCTAAACATGCAGCACGTAGTATTGTAGATATATTAACATCTCGATAATGTTCTTTATCATATGCTATTACATTAGCTAAATCTCTTGCTCTAGCTTCATAAATGTCGTCTTCTTCATTAGACTCAAAGACTAGCTTAAGTCTATCCTTTCGTAATGTAAGTTGTACCATTTTCCTTCCTATTAATATAGTTTGAATTGCGAGAGCCAAGAAACTACATCAGCATGAACTGGTGCTGATGCATCAAATGGCCCAATAGCAATCGTTATAGCTTCTTTATCTGGTTGTGTTGCTCCATTATCTTTAATCATTGCAACTGGAATTGTAGTAGTGTATTTGAACTTAAATCCTTCATAAATATCTTGTAGACTATTAGCTTTTAGTACTATTTTAGCAAATGAACCATTAAGCCATTCTTTAGTCTCGAGAGATGGTCTGAACCACCAAGTGCCTTCTTCTTCCTTAGTGAATTGATCTGTTATACAAGCCATAGAAGCATGAGCTACTTGAGCGGACACCTTTCCTTTTGTCCATCCACCTGGGTAAACTAATATGTATTGTCTAATATCATATGTCATTTATATTATATTAACTAACTAATATGAACAAACTTAAAGAAAACTATAACTTGATAGTATCAACTGCTGCTCAAGAAATATCTGAAATAATCATGCCAAACGAAGATTTCAACTTTGATGAATATGATCAACTATTTGAACTTGTAGAAAGATCATTATCTGATAACTCGATAGATAATCCAGCTATGCAAGAATGGTTTGATTTAGGCATTTCAGATGATCAAGCTGTCGCTATCATTGACATTCTAAAAGATGCTAGGGAAGAATTCAGAACACAAAAGAATGAAGAACGTAAGTTAGCTATGAAGGAGAATACAATGACGAGCTTTGAAAAGATTTATGAATGTGGAATCAAATATGCATCTAAAGATGCTGATTTAGATGACGTGCAAGACAAAGCTGAAATACGTAAGCCAAAAGATGCTAAAGCTGCTATCAATGGTTTGCCAAATTTTGACTATGATGATGGTGGATTCGGTCCTATTCCAACTACTGGAGTTGGTAGACGAGATTATGAAGCTAAATACTCAAAAACAGGAAAACTTGTAGAAGGCGTCATTAGTCCAGCATTGAGAGAAGCAACTGAGCTTTTTGAAGCTAGACGTCACCTTATAGAAAACAGACTTATAGACAAAGCTGATTTAGATCTATTAGAAGAAGACTTAATTGGTGATGGTGAAGTCTATGATGGTGAAACTTTTCGACCAGAAGCTGAAAAGATAACCGAAGTAGTTGGCGAGAATAGAGTTGACGTAGAACACATATTGTCTATTATGAATGATTGTCATGATGTTGAAGAAGCAATTAGTGAGATATGTGACAGATTACAATTAGATAGTGTAGAATGCTATTTCGTTAATAAGATCTTAAATGAAGATACCGCTGATGCTACCGGTGTTGCAGAACTGATAAAAGATGCCGGTGTCAGTTTGCCCGTTAACGCAATAATCTCTATAATAGAACCAGCTCGTGATGTTGACGAAATGATTGATGCTCTTTGGCAAAGTGGAATAGAAGATTACGAAGCTGAAGCAGCTGAAGATTTACTTATAAGTCGTTAGTGAAACTTAATATCATTTACAGTTCAAAAACACTAGCCGAAACTTTCATTTGGGCGGAGCGCTATTTAGGTGGTGGTATGCGGCTTATCAAAACTCCATTATCTATTTTTGAACAATACGAATTACGACCTCAACCAATGCGATTCATTCCTAAAATATGGTCTTATCGAATAATCGCGAAAGATGACAAATACATATTTGGAACATTAATCCCATAGTCCGTGAAAGTGCTCCGCAAATAGATGAAGACCCTCTGCTGTCCATTCTGCAATGTATGCATCTAATTCAGTATTACTGTACATAACTTCTTTTTTGAATGTCTCAAAGTCTTCTGGATTGCCTTCTGGTGGGGTGTGACCAAAATGTATCATACAGCCAATGCGAGGATTGTCATTGTCTTTCTTGTACTTGTATTCCCATCGCCAATGATGATTGACATCTAATTTAGCATGAGGACTAAAGCCAAAATGTTTGACATACCAAGCTTCTTTCTCTGATGTAAAGTCACAGTACACAATGCCTTCAAATGTGGCTATCATTCGATCTAAGATTTTCTCCCAAGCTTCTGGACCACCACCCTTCATCCTACCAGATGCGATTGCTTCATCATATTCTTCTTTTGTGCGCCATTCATTTTCGCTGTACTCACTAAAGATGCCAGGATAGCCGTGACGGTCATATTTCTTATAAGCGCGGAGTACTTTCAATATGTACTTAGCTAAATGATAATCAGCTCCCCAAATGTCATTATCACTAAGATGATTAGTACGAAATATCTTTTGAAGCCACATACGAAAGTTATAGACAGGAGCCCAAGCTCTGAGCTTACGATAACAGTTATAGAAGAACGTATAGAATGTTAGCGGAACTTCTACTCTATCGTATGTTTCATCATCTAATATGATACCTTTTGGATTGTACTCTTGTACGAATTCTTTCAAAAAGTTCATTTAAGTCCTCCTTTTATGAAATCTTTAAGCTTATCTAAATTGCAAGATTCTATTATCTTAGGATCAATACTTTCCATTATCTTTTCAATATTCTTTTCATCAACTAAACTGATAACACTATTCAATATAGTATTGACACTATTAGCTAATGAATCTAAATTTTCTTTAAGTTGATCTTTCTCAATGTCATCCTCATCATCTTCCATTAAGAATATCTTTTGCATTGCATCTTCAAAATGTTGATAGAAAGTATCTTTATGATCTAATGTGAATAATGTACCAGGATTAGTTGTTCTGTCACGGCACTTAATGATTCGGCCATCAACAGATTCAACTTTCAGTGTGATAGTACCATACCTTTTTGATTTTCTATCTTTGTCAACTACTCTAGCAACAGTAATATCGTCATTGTTGTTAAGTGTGTGGATCACCCATATTATGTCACCTTTTGACAGACCGTCTGCCTGTTCTTTGCTAATTATCATTACTATCTCCTTATGTGTATATTAACAACTAACTATTATGAATAGAGAGAAGCTTTATGAATTAATGACTACCATTTTAGATAGACGTCATTATCAGTTTGATAACGAAAAATGCACTATAACATTAGATCAACCATACACTTGGGACTCAATAAGAGACGCAAAGAAAAGCGTGCTGTCTATTTTTGGTAATCCACATATTGCACAACATAAATGGGAAGATGATCCAATCCACGCTGAGTACAAATTTGACTCTCATTTCATCGAAATAGACGAAGAGACACTACAAATAGATAAGCACGGTCGTCTATTTGTTAGTTACGAAGACATCAAACATAAATTAGAAAAAGCTGTCTTATCAGATGAAGTCTTCATCAATAAATTAGCCAGAAAAGCCATCCGTCGGGCCCTTACCATAAAGCGCAATGAGAATAAGCGCAAACGCCACCATTAGCATTAAGCCATCACTCATCATCATCTTCTAATAAGTCCTCCGATATTTCATCACCGATAGACTCTGTACCAAAAGTTGTTCCTTCTTCTTCAGCCACATTATTGGCGTCTAATATGTTCTCACTGACAAGCATTTCATCAACTTTTAGTTTCATTTCTTCGTATTCAGATGTGTGCTCATTAAGCCAGTCTTGAAGTTTGACTCTGCCCTGAATGCTTTTGTCTACACCTGGTACATAAAAGTATGCGCCTTTTTGTTTGACTATATCAAATGCTATAAGGAAGTCAATGTACTCCTCATCTGGATTGAAGCCACCATTATAGTAGAGCTTCATATTGGCATCGCGGAAAGGAACACCTGTTTTGTTCTTGTAATTACGTACTCTGATAGCAATGCCTAAAGTATCAGTTGCTGATTTGATGACGTCTGTCTTAGTTACACGGTTAACAACTGAAGAGTAGAACTTAGGTGCTTCACCACCTGTCACATTTGGTAAGTGGCTCATTGGCTGCATATTGACGCGCTCTTGGCTAATCCAAAACATTGTTGTGTTGTAGTTAGCATTTAGAATGTTGATCTTTCGTAAGAATTCAGCAATGGCTTTTGCTCCAGCACCGAAGTTGGCTTTACCACTTGGATCAGTGAACATTGCACGGGTTGGTGCTGCTGCATCTGAGTCAAAGATGACAGCCGCTATTTCATCAGTGCGAATAAGTTCGGCTAACGTATCTGTTGCTGTTTCTATATCATCTGGTAGTAAGTGTATGAACTTATCTTTGTTGGTATCTATTCGTACTTGAGATGCGAACCTACTTTCAAAAGTCCGTTCGAAGTCAATATAGACTACTACATTCTTATCAGGTTGTCCGAGAAAATCTGGCAACTTTTTTTGCAACTGAGCTGCACAATAGCATGAGATAATAGATTTGCCGCTTGATTCTGGGCCTCTAAAACGAATGGTTCTACCTATTGGTAATCCGCCTCCAAATAGATAACTGAGTTGTGGGCTGTCTATTTTAACTTTTCGAACAGCAGCTGAGTTCTCTATATCACCGAACAATTTTGGTTGTTTCTTAGAAATTTGATCTACAATTTTGCTTAGTTTTGACATGATATTATATTAACATAAAAAAGGGAGCCGCTTGGGCTCCCTTTGTAATTACCTTTTAAGGTGCTATAAATGTTACAGTTACTGTGTAAATTCCAGTGTCTACTGGCCATGGAGTATCAACAGAGTATGTTATTGAATAATTTCCAACTGCAACTATATTAATGCCCCTCACGCTTATATCTTCAAAGAAGTATCTAGCGCTAGATTCTTTAACTTCATGTTTGCCGTCAACCATTGCACTACCTTCTCCGACTACCACTACTTTAATAAGGTTACATCGAATAATTCTAACCTTTGTTAAGAGTGAGCCGTCTCTAAAGATTTCTAAATTTTGGTTATGGTCAACTACATCTTCATAAGATCCATAAGTTATATCACCATCAGTACCATCAAATGTAAATCCAATATTAGTAGTATCATTAATAGCAGCTAATACTTGGTATTCATGGCCATCTGCGTGCATGTCATCTCTAACATCGATTATTCTTACAGGAGAAAGACCATCAGGACCAACTACAGCATCACCAATTTCTCTAATAAACTCAGTTGTTCCATTATTATATTTGATACCAGATAATTTTAATGGTTCTACGTCTCTAAATAAAAGTGTAAAATTATAAATTTTTGATTCAGTCATTATAAGTTTTCCACCAACAATTTCTACATCACCATCTAATTTAATAATTCTTTCTGGATCTGTACTGCTAAAATCTACAACATTTTCTTCTCCTAATTCGTGGAAAAGAGCTTTATATATATTAAGATTAAAACCAGCAAGAGTAGCAGTATCAGTAACTCCGTATCCATATACTTCCCATTGTGATTGGGCGCATTGAATGAAATTAATTTTGCATAAATCAGCACCGTCTAATTGTACTTGAACGATACCAGTTACTCCAGAACCAAATTTCAAAGTGGCTTCATCTTCATTCCAAGTTGCACCAGGAGCACTAATAATTCCGTGTTTTCCTTCAAAATAAAGAATAGGTTCATCAGAATCACCAACAAACATTAATTGATAATCTTGTGGTCCATAAGTAATAATTCGAGCATTAGCAATTTCAGCACCATTAACAGTTGCTTCATCAATATCTCTATACATACCATTAAGTTCTACACCAGCGAGTTCAAATGGTTCATATGCTTCAAAGGATACTTTAAATTTATAGACACCAGGAGTTAAAAATTCAACCTCACCAGAAGAATCAATAGTAATAGATTCTTTGGATTCAATACTAAATACTCTGTCTGTTCCTGGTTCAATGCTAAATGACATTTTCTTTTCTAAATCAGCATGAATAACATGAGCATTTGCTAAACCTGATAATTCTATACCATCAAAAACAATTTCATCTGCAGTTGTCATATCATGTCTAACAATAACAGCTGCGGTTTGGATTACTCTTATGACAGTTTCTTCGCCATCTTCAACTCTTGTTACAGTAATATTTTCATTACACATTGTTGTGCTAATTCCATTAAGAGTTAAAGTTTTTGTTGCTTTATCCCAAGTTCCATTTGGAGAAGTTATTGTTCCCATTTTTCCATCAAATGTAAGTTTGACAGTATTTGGATTACCAGCTACTAATAACTGATAGTCATGATCAAAAGATGCTGGAACTGTAATAAGTCTAGCATAAGATACTGTCCCATCTAATCTTCCAGGATCTCCTATTTTTCTATATAAATTGTTTGAATCAACTATTCCGTTAACTACAAAATCAGCAGGATGTAACTCAAGCATATCTGCTTTAATTTCAGCAATATCTTTTGTGTTAGTTTCAATAGCGTCTGTTACTGCTTTATCTATTGCAATTACGCTAGTGTCTGAAGCTGGTTGGTCAAATTCTATTCCATTTCCTGCTTTAATATAGACACTATCTTTTCGAGGTGTTTTTGAATCAAGCAATGCAGTCCATTGGTCAATAGTAATAGTATCACCACTAACTGCTGGTTGCATTACTGCTACTACAACAGCTGGTTGTAAATGACCAGAACCACCAACTTTAATATCATCATAAGCGACTCTATCATTGATGTCATCTTTTAACTCACCAACAACTTTTGTTGCTTCATTTTTTGCAGCTTGTGCTATTGTTACTGCTTTTTCTACTTTGTCATTTATGTCATTTTTGACTTTCTGTAATTCAGCAGCTCCTTTAGCATACTTATCAGATATGTCGTCTTTTACTTTTTGTAACTCAACAGCACCTTGCTTAAATTTAGCATTAATATCAGCTTTAATATTTTGTATTTCTTCTGTTCCCTTAGCTACTAATTTAGCAAGTTCAGCTTTAGCTGCAGCAAATATGTCTAATGCTTTTTGAATTGCAGCATCAACATAAGTTTTGTCTGCTTTGAGCTTAATAGCATCTGTTATATCTTGATAAGCTTTTTCTGCGATTTCTCTTGCTTGATTGGCAATACTAATTGCCTTTGCTACTTTGTCAGCAATATCAGCTTTAATATCTTCTATTGCAGTCTTATTAGCAGCAATATCTGCATTGATTTTAGCTGCTTCATCTTTAATTGCTTCTTCTGCTTTTTGAGCAATAGCAATAGCCTGAGCAACTCTTTTGTCTACCTTTGCTTCAAGATCTTCAATGCTAGTTTTGTTGGAAGCAATAAGAGATTTTACTTCAGCAAGATTTTCAGCTGCCTCATCTAAATGTTTTTCGGCTTCTTCTTTTACCTTTTTGGCAAATGAGAATGCTTTTCCAACTTTGTTATCGATGTCATCTTCAATGGCTTTAATCTTTCCATTAACTGTATTTACAATTTCAGTTGCTTTTGTAAGAGCTTCTGCAGCCTTATCTTTTGCACCTTTGATTGCATTAGAAAGATCATCACTAACATCATCTATTCTATCATTAAGTCCAGCTACTGTTTCCTTAGCAACTTCTACTGCATTTTCTGCAATTTTCTTTGCTTGAGCAACTTTAATAGTTATATCAGCTTCAACTACATTGATTCGATTATCAATTGTTTCTGCCTTATCTTTGGCTGCTTGTGCAATTACTTTAGCTTGACTGACTCTTTTACTAATTTCAGCATCGACATCATCAATACGTTTGTTAACATCACTAAATGCTGTTGTAACTTTAACTACAGCTTCTTTAGCAATTTCTTTTGAGGCTTCTACTCTTGCGTCTAAGTCATCTTGAACTTTTACAACTTCACTTCTAATGTTATTAAAAGCATCTTTTACATGTTCTTTAGCTGCTTGAGCGAGATCATAAGCAGTGTCAACTTTGTTTTGAATGTCAATTTTGATTGCTTCTACATCATTCTTAATTGCGATTACATTTGGAACAATTACTTCTGCATTTAAGTCAACTTCTAAAAGTACCATCTTAAATTTGTTAAATGATACAGTAAAACCTAATACGAGAAATTGTCCAGCTTTACAGAAGTACTCTGTAAGTGGGGTTCCGTTCATTACGGTGTGTTTTGGAAGCTTTATCTTTGTGTCGACATGGGCTCTAACTACAACTTTATAATGTCTGTTAGCAGCTCCATCATAAAGAAAACGATACTCAGGAAGAGTTGCTTCAAGAATGGCAACTTCCTTTTTAATATCAGCTAATACTACTACTGGACTATAGTTAACTAAAACATCATGTTCAAAAAATGTATTTTTGTTTGGGATGAATGGATATTTTGAGGCATCGTCATCACAACATGTGCAGCAACTATTATCTTGTAGATAAGCATTATCATCAACTAAATAATATTGTGGATTTTTCATCAATATGCTCCTTTGATTATTTAGTTTGAGGAGCAATAAAATCTATTGATTAGTGTAGTAATAACAAAGACCGTATTCCCAAACATCTGCTCTAAAGAACACCTTATTTAAGAACTTAGTAACTACTATTTCATATTTTGTGTAGATTGTTCTATTTTCTAATACGTCTTCTTTATCTTTTTCTTTGTCTTCGGTCATTTTTGGCATCGGCCACTTGTTTGATTCCCAGTGTTTTGATATCTCAGTGATTTGTTGGCTAAGATTAAGAGGGAGATTATTCTTATTGATAAAATCTAAAAGAGAATACATATAATCTGTAAGCTCTTTTGTATTATTAAACTCTCTGAATTCAGCATTATTCTTATAGTCTATCTCATTAAAAGACATTCCCTTAAGTTTGTTGACCATTGGAACATCTAGGTCTATACGAACTGGTGTGTGATTTTGTGGTAGTTTGATAAGTTCTGGACGTCCAGTATTCACATGTTCATCTTCTAAAAAGCCCTTATTGTTAATTATGCCAAAATATTCGACCATGTTTTGATGAACTTTCTTATCGAAATCTGCGAAATCTATTTCATTTTGTTTGCTATAGTTGATTATGTCTATGAGCTTTTCAAACACTCGTTTGTCTCTAAAACTTAAGTTTTCAATGTCTGCTTCAAAGGTTAACTGTTGTCCTTCAAATAATTTGACTTGTTCATAAGATAGACCATAGTTATCTTTCGGTGATTTTAGTTTGCTTCCATTAAAAGACGTAGATACAGATATATAACCAGTTTCTAAATTTATACGCCAAAATGTCCAGGCAAATGGCCTCCAGTCTACGAGCTTTCGTATGTTTCCATAAATGTAAAATTCATTAGCCTCATCAATAGAGACATTGATAAGTTGACCATCACATGTTACTACTTGATGGAGCATAGTTACATATAAGACATCATTATCTATCTCACCTAAAAAGCAAATCTCTTCAAATCGGTTGACTATTTCGTCCCACCATATTTTGAGATTAAATACGGAATCTTTTCTTTCTTGTATGTGTTTTGTTAAGTCATCAATTAAAGCCATTATCTCTCCTTAAAAGTCATCATCATCGAAGTCGTCATCGTCATAATCATCGTCTTCGTCGATAAAGTCATCCTCTTCTATCTCTTCGGGCTCATCAAAAAAGTCATCATAGTCTTCGTCATCATAATCGTCATCTAAGTCATCGTCTATGTAATCTTCTTCGTCCTCATCTAAGTCTTGATATTCATCTTCCCAAAGATCATCATCAAAATCGTCATCTTCGAATTCTTCAGAGGGTATCATATTAGTTAGTTGGCTCCTTGATTTTAGTTTGTTTGAGTTCAGTAGCTATCATAACAGCAATGTTCTTAAGTTCCATCGCAGCATATCGGGATCTTACTTGTGGTAGAGTTTTCTTGATAGTCTTTAACAGTTTGGGCATCATTAATAGGATTTTTTCTTCAGGCGTTTTCATTATACTACTGCTTTATCCTTTCCAGACGGAAGACTACTAAAAAGCATAGTCTGGATTGCCGCACTTACTGTTTCTGATTCTTTTGATAATGATGTACTATTGAAAGAACGATAGGCTGTTTTCCCACAAGATGGACATTTAGTAGAGAGAGGAATTTTAGCAGATAAGTCAAAATTTAGACTATTAGACCAGTTGCAGTCTTGGCACTTATACTGAGCTTTTTTCATGGCTTTTGAAGAAGTTATATGGTCTTTTATGTCCACCCATTTTCTTACAATTAGGACATTTTACTTCTGAAGTATTGACTGTTGCTTGTACTGGATATTCTAAAAACCATTCAAATTTGCAAAATTTACACCTATATTCTATTTTCTTTGTATCTTCCATATTAGTTAGTAATATATTAACTTCTATAGTGTAAATAACTGCTTACTAAGATTTTCTTATCTTTTTAAAGGTAAATTTAGCCTTTTCAGATTTCTTGAGTAAACGGATTAGTGACTATTTAATATGAAAAGAAAAAAGAAGGAAATCGTTATAGAGTTTGATGAAAACACAATTTGGACATCTGAGGATAAGACACTTTTTCGCAAAACAAAAGACTGGATAGATTTTAGAAATAAGATAGTTAAAGAACGTGAAATTTGTGAGTTTTGCGGATATGAACGACGTCTTTCTGCTCATCATATTTACTTAACAGATAAGGCTATAGACTACACTAATCTTGTGCCAGAACGATTTAAGGTAGTTTGCTCTGGTTGTCATAAGTTCTTACATAGAGTTTGGTCTTCCTATAAGAGAAAGAAAAACCCTATTCACCCAGAAAAACGATTTGAAGAGATATTAAATGATTTTATTAAGGATTCTTAAATATGTATGGCAATTACCACAATTTTTATTGGGAATTTTTATAGTTTCAAAATTACAATTTATTCATGTTTTACAATATAATGAAATTTTAGTTTTTATAGTAAAAGAAAACATTTGTATTTGCTTAGGCCCTATAATCATTATTACTGAGCATGGCTATAATAAGAAAATAGAAAAACATGAAAAAGATGGTCATGGTAAGCAATCTTTAATTCTTGGTCCATTTTATCTTTTATTAGTTTTATGTAGCATAATAAGATATCAATATGATGCTATTTTTCACAAAAATTGGAAGCAAATTTTTAGATTAAGATGGTATTATTCTGGTTGGTGTGAATATTGGGCTGACTCCCTTGCAGGCATAAGAAGAAGACATTTGACCAACTAAATTTAATGGAATGGTTAAATCACACACAAAACATTTTAATTGCTTTAGGCTTTGGACATATTTCTTTAGTTTCTCTTGTTTTAATATTATTTTGTCCAATATCTTTCGTCTATGCCTTAGGTAGAGGGTTGAATATTCTCCAAACGAAAATTCAGAAAAATACTTGTGCTATTTCATTAGTAGTTGTTTTAGCAATATTAAGTGTTTTAGGTCTTATTCCTGCTATTTTACAGTCTATCTTATTTCTTATATCTTTAGGTTTCTTTGTCTATGTAGTTTTATGGCAGCGATTTTATTCTAGAGCTGATAAAAGATTAGATAAAATGATAGGCGAAGACGAGGAAGAAAATGATAATGGATTTGTAGTTAAGAAAAAGCGAAAAAAATCTTAA